GTTCCCCCGCTGGGTGGGGCCGCGAAACGGGTGGGGGCGTACTATTGTTCGTGATACATCTGTTCGCAACACAGCCCAGAATCCCGCTCTGACCTGGGCTTACTCCGTGTGCTCGACGATCGAACGCGACGCGGCCGGCGTGCACGCCTCGCAAGGTTGACGCGGCCGCGGCGCGTGCTAGGGTGCACGTAGCGCGGGCAACGTAGCCCGCCGGGACGCCGGCACACAACCGGCAGGAGGTGACACCATGAGCAACTTCTATGGGCAAGCATGGACCGAGGACCGCACGAGCGCCACGCCGGCGACGCGTTGCGGGCATAGGTCCATCAACGCGAGCGCGCAAAGCTACGACGGCTCCATCATCACGCGCCTGGAATACGACAAGGCCGGCGCGCTGATCGTGACTATCGACATTGCACGCGGTAGCGCTATGCACGGCGAAACGGTCTACCGCGGCCCGCTCGATCAGTTGACCGCATGCATCAATCAGTAACGAGCCGAGGAGCGAGGAGGCTACATCATGTTGTTTGAAGACTACATCCGAGAAGTTGAGGCGGACGCGCGCGAATGGATCGAGGATAACCGGGACTATATCGACCGCAACGCGGACATGGTCGACGAGCTTTGGACTGTCGACAGCGTAACCGGCAACGGGTCCGGGTCCTACACCTTCAGTAGCGCGGCCGCGTGGGATAACGTCGCTGGTAGCGGTTGGCTTGATTGTCTGCTGTTCGATGAGTCGTTTATCTCCGAACTTGAAAACATGGGCGAGACGATCGGCGAACTGTTCGCACGCGGGCCCGAAACGATCGACGTTACCGCGCGGGTTTTGGCGCTCTATCACGTCGACTTTGACGCGATCATGGCGGACGTTTTCGACGACGACGAAACCAACGACGGCGAAACCGAGGAGGCATAACAGTGGCACGCGCTATCTTCACCACGCCGGAGGCCGTCGACTTCACGGCGACACGCGACGACGGCGCCCGCGTTCACGTGTTCTTGCCTATCACGCGGGCAAACGTCTATTACGTCCGGCGCATTATTCGCAGGTTTGCCCGCAATGGCTACCACGTTCACACGGCGATCAACCATAACGGCCGCCTGTTGTGCAACGTGTTTGGAAGCGACATCTACACGCAAACGAGGAGACGTGAGGAGGCATAATCATGTTAGCTCTTGCATGCCCTGATTACTACACGCCCGAACAGATCGCCGACATTATCGCGAACACTTGCGACGAATACGCTCCGGCGCGAGGCTATACGATGACCGAACACGACGGGCGCAAGCGCTTGGAGGTTATCGCCGAAATGGTCGACGCGTTGCGCGACAACGTACCGCCGGCCATGCGCATGCAGTTAACGCACATTGAAACGTTTACGGCAGTTTCCGAAGTTCTCGAATGGGACAACAACCACACCGAAAACATAGCTTTTGCGTTGGCGTTCGGCGATTCTAGCACAGTTCTTGACGCGCTTTTGACGGTCCACTATTGCGGGCAGTCGTACGCAATAGGCCGGCGCGCGCAACGCCCCGAAACGGCCCGATAACTACCAACCAACGAACGCGGGCACGAGGCCCGCGGAATGGAGGCCAACAATGCTACTTGCAAAGATCGTCGACACGAAAACGGGCCGCAAAGAATTGTTAATGAAACGGCACGCGTGGCACATGTGCCCGTATGTGTTGGGCTATAAAACAGCATGCGCATATTGGGAAACCCGTCTTGACTTGTTCATGTTTGCATGTGACGTTTCGGGCATTGACTGCAACACGGCGGAATGGGTCGACGGGTCGACGGGTGAAGTGCTTACTTTTTGGGACTTATGCGACGAAGAATCCGAACTTTTCGAGATGGAGGCGTAATAATGCAGAATGGGATTCATGGGATAATTGCTTCCCTTGTAACTACGCGGACCCATACAGCAAGCGGTATTTGCCATATATAACGGCCGCGTCTATTATTCCGATTGTCGCAAGTGGTACACCATCGACGGCGAATACTACGAGCAGGGCGACGTTAACCACGAATGTGTTAGTATCGCCCGCATGAGCTAACGAGGAGGACGGGCGCATGGATCCGTTACATTATGCATTTATATGCATCGCGTTATGGGTTTTAGGCATGGCCGGCGCGCTGATAGCATGGCGCGCGCTATACCGGATCTATGAGCGATGGAAAAAGGAACGAGACGCGGCCGCGGCCGTCGCGAGGATCGAGGAACAACGCCGGCGGATTGACAAGCAACTGCATAACAATTAGAACGCGGGCCCGGTTCACGCCGGGCCTTTTTTACGTCCTGGACAATAAGCGCGATCAACCCGCGCCCCTGGACGACGCCGGCGCGATTCTCGCCGGGCGCGCTCCATCATCCACGCCGGCGCGATCCTTGCGCCGGTTTTTTCGCGTCCCGGGCGGCTCCAGGCGGACGCCGGCGCGCTGGATCGTAAGCGCCTCGGATTGTTGGGGCGCCTGCCGGCTGATCTTCAACGCGGGCGGCCGTATGGCCTCATATGCGCGCCTCATGCGTGCAAGCTATTGCCCGATAGCGTTTAGAGCCGTTGTGACGCCCTATAAGGCCGCGTTTCGTATCGTATGGTGTAGTTTATCGGTTTCGTGCGAACGCGGGCGCATACGCCGTTTCAGGCCGTCTGGTTGACTTTTCGCAGGTCAGATGCGGTTGTGTAGATTCTGTGGAGGCTCCGACCGTAAACACGAGTTAACTTTTGGCGTCTCCCCAGCTCATAAAGCGTTTTTTCAGCGGCGGCGAAAAGTCGATATGAACACGGACCCCGTGACCCCCCAGGGGAAATTTCGCGCCGAAAAAATTTTTCCGGCGGCGGCGGAAAACCGATATGAACACGGGCGCCGTCACCCCCAGGTGCGGCGCGCCCCCGCGCGTCCCATGGTATCATATCCGCCGACGCGGCGAAACGGGGAGCCGCCTGACGATGGAGAGCGAGGTCCACCATGATAATCGACTTGGAAACCATGACCCAGGAGCAGTACGAGGCGTACCGCGACGAGTGCGACGCCCGGAGCTCGGCCGAGTTCCGCATGCGGCGGGAGCTGTGCGGCATCGAGCTGGCGGAACTTGCCGACGAGCTCGGCGTGCGGATCGACACCGCGAAGCGCTGGGAGAACCCGAACAAGGGCATGCCGCCGAGCGTCCGCGCGTGGGCCTACGTCGACTCGGCCTACGCCGCGCTGCTTGACGCGGTCGGGGCGGCTGTGCAGCAGGTCGAGGACACAGCGGATGCGCTCGGCGAGCCGAGGGAGGTCCACGTGGCCTACAGGCGCGGCAACCAGCCGGCCCGCGACGGCCTGACGGTGGGCCGCTCGAACGCGGTCGCCAGGGCGTCTGCGCTGGCGCTGACGGTGCTGGGCTACGCGGCCACGGCCGAGTGGGCCGACGAGGGCGCGGCGGGTCTCGCTGCGAGGGCGCCGAGGAAGTAGCCCCGGAAAATGAAAAGGCCCCGACCGTGGTGGCCGGGGCCGATTTTCCGAGCGATTTTCCGAGCTGGGACGCCCCCGCGCGATTTATTTATCCGGGATGAAAAGCGCCCGAACGATTTTCCCGGCGATTTATCTGCCTGAAACTAAATCTGTCGAAACGATTTTCCCGCGAAACGATTTTCCCAGATGATTTTTGCGGGGTTGATTTTCCCAGGACGATTTCCGCGCGATGATTTCCTGCGGGACGATTTTCGGAAGGAGCGATTTCCATGTCGATGTTCTCCCAATCCGACTACGCCTACTTCTACGAGGACGGCGCCAGAATGTACCACGCCGCCACGGGCGAGGTCGAGCTGACCGATGAGTACAACTGGGATTCCGAGGCGGCTGATTTGCTGCGCGACGCCAACTGCTCGGTCGGCATGCTCGAACCCTACGCCGGAATCTTCGTCACCCACGACGGCGAAATCCGCGACGCCCAGTACCGCATGCTCGCGATCTCCATGGACGTCTAGGGATTCGCGCCGGGCGATTTCGCCGCATGCGATTTCGCTCCCACATACCTCGCCGCGCCGTCGCCGAACTCAACGTTGCGGTCGAGCCAGTCGAACAGGTCGAGGCACTTGGCGAAGGCGCGTGGCCTGGTGCACCCGAGCATGTGCGCGACCGATTTCCACCCCGCCCCCCACAGCCACCGCTCGGCCACAGCCTCGGCGACCCGCGTGGAGTAGAACCGCGACGCTATATCCACGGCCTGGAAGGCCATCTCGATCGATTCCTCGTCGCCGTCCTGGGCGTGCTCGAACACGGTCGCGGCGCTCATGACGCCCCGCCGCCGCACATCGGGCAGCGTGGGACCGAGAACTCGAACGTCACGTCCTCGCTGCTTCTGTCGAATACCCCGACCAGGAACTCGCCCTGTTCGGAGCCCAGGATGACCATGGTTCCCGCCCCGTCGACCTCGGTCTCGATGTGCTTTCCGTTTCCGCAGTACTCGCAGCTCATGATTGCCTCCTAACGCTAAATCTCTGCATCATGCAGCCTGCGACTGACATGTTGCGCCCATATCCGAGCGCGCCTGTGTACGCTAGGACGCATCCCCGGCTTCGATCCTCGCGATTTCGTGCGCCAACCGCCTCGCATCGCCCAGGGCCATTCGGTAGACCTCCCGGTCGCGCTCGCATTCCGCCAAGTCCCGCGCCAGCGATTCGTTCTCGCGTTCGAGCCTGTCCACGCGCTCCTGTAGCGCCTCCGCCCTCTCGTGCCATACGTGACGCCCGTCCTGCATCTTGCCGATGTGTGCCTTGAGCGAGCGGTTCTTGGCGTGGGCGGCTTCGAGGTCGGCGGTCAGCTTGTCATTCATGCGCTTCTCGTCCGCGTAGAAGTCCTTCAAGCTGTCGATTGCATCCGTGACCATCAGGCTCGGTTCGCAATAACCGTCCGTTCGCGGATAACGCATGATTCCTGCCGTGTATCCGCCGGGCTTGACGGCTTCGATTACGCATTGATGAACCTGGTCTTTCCAATAATCGCGCTCGGCGGTCAGGTCGTCCACCTGCTCCTGCATATCGGCGAACTCGTCATCCAGCGACGCCCTGCCGCGCATGAACGCGTCGCGCTCGGTGATTGCCGCCTGGCGGTCGAGCCAGCCGAGCACCTTGTCCATCGGCACCGAAATCCACCTGGTCTTTATGTTCGCGGACTCGGGCCACATCGCCGTGCTCGTAGTGTGCGTGTAGTACTCCATCACGTCCACTTCCAGCTGCTCGCGGCTGTCCTCCTCGCCGTCTTGCCGTTGATTTGCAGCCGTTTCCCCGTCGTTCTTGTAGTTGTTCACTACTCCACCTCCAGAATCCTCTCGGCGTACCTGTGCACGTCGAGCCGCACGGGACGCCCCCCGCTGTCGGCCACCAGCTCGCCGTACTCCATCAGCAGCCGCTCGACCTCGCGCGTGCGCTCGAATCGGCGCTCCTGTTCAGCGCCGACCTTGACCACGGCGTAGCCGCCCATCGCGGCGAGACCGCCCGCCATCGCGGCGAGTATGTGCGTAAGCACGCTCATGTCAACCTCCTCTGCTTGCTGCATATAGGCCAGAACTGGCAGTACTGGCAGCGATGCGGGACGTACCGCCCATCGCAGTCGCTCGCTATCTTGCCGAACATATCACTCCCCTTCCCCGCGCAGCCGTTGGGGTTGCGCGTCAACCTTGCGTTTTGCCCATGAGCAGAAGTCGTTTTCATCCACGTCAAACAGGGCGCCGTATGCCAGCTCGCCAATTGCAAGGCAATGCGGTTCGGTATAACGCCGTCCGTTGTTCGTGCCGTCGTGGTAATACTCGCAATCGCGGCAGCGCACGATTTCCTCGCCTGTGAAGTGATAGCCGTATACCGTCGTTTCCTCGATGCCGAACTTTTCGATTATCTGCGCAGCAGCGCCATCTTCTCCGACGTTCACGATGTACTCGGTCATGCGTCCACCTCCAACATCATCTGCCTGTCGAGCACAGCACGCCTGTTGACAGGAATATGCTCTTCCCACTCTTTCAACGTCAGCGCATCGATTGGATTCCATTCCCATTCTGGGCATTTGCGAGCTACCCATATCTGCATATCGGTCATACACTCTTCATGCTCGCTGCACCAGTTCGCATCTCCGCATACCATGAATGAGCAATGGCGACAGTTGTGCGGATTGCTCATTCCGCATCACCCCTCAGCCATTTGAGTTGCGCGGTTCCGTCACAATCACAATGAGCACCGTAAAGCGCACAACTATCACAGAATCCATCACATGAAATTTTCGATAACGTCTGTGCCGCCTTCTCAGGCGAACCGAACAACTCGAACCATCGTGAGCCGTTGTTTGCTTCAAGTTCTGCTATGCGCTGTTCCGCTGCCGTAAGTTGCTTCTTACCTTGCATGATGATTCGCTTGCATTCATCAACGGTTAGCTTGCTCATCGCTTCACCGCCTTCCCCATACAAGCGAGTCCCAAAGCTCTGTAAGCGGTTCCGAGAAAGTCATCATTGCTATGATTGCTATAGTCGCGAGCACGGCCAGCAAAATCGCGTATTCGAATTTGCCAATCATCGCTTCACCGCCTTCCTGACGAACGCACGGCAATCATGCTCCACGTCGATTAGCGTCCACTTGCCAGCAATCAGGCACAGCCCGTCGTGGGTGCAGTGCAGGCAGTCCTTGCACCTAGCCATGCTCCACCGCCTTTCTCCCGCAGTTCGGACAATGCTTCGGCTTGATTCCTCGGTCATATCTGAACGACCATCCGCATGCGCTGCACATGTACGCCCATGTGTCCTCTGGCGCGTCGGGGATTCCGTCATGCAGGTAATCCCAATCTGTTTCCATCTCGCACTCCCCGCCACCCTCTGGCACGTACACCACGCCGCCGATTCTATGCGGCTCATTAGGCGCGTCGAGCACTTCTTGAATCCTGAATGGCAGCAGCTCGGGTGCCGTGTAGTTGAAGTCAATCATCGCTTCACCCGCCTCAGCCGTTCGACAAGTTTATCCAACGCGTCGATTGTCGCTTTGCTTAGCTGCTCGCGCAGCTGCTCCCATCGCGTTCTCAGTGCGCTCATCGCTTCACCCTCTTTATGCAGATAGTCCACCATTGGCAGTATTGGCACCTGTGCGGGACGTAACGCCCGTCGCAATCGCTCGCTATCTTGGCGTTCATCGCTCCACCGCCTTCTTTTCTCTGCCCCACGAACAACCTGGGTAAATCACGGGTGCGCATGAGATGTTTACCCCGAACTGCTCGCATCTCCTGAAATTCTCGTCCTCGACGTTGTACTGGCACGCCCCGCAACTGAGAGCCACCGTCGTTTTCTTCTTGCGCCTGTGGCGTCTGATGGCGTTTTTGAGGCCGTTCCAAACGACGCTGAAAATCATCACGGCCAATGTCGCAACGATTGCGAGAACCATCGAAATCCCGATGCCGAAAACCGCCAACTCGAAAACGCTTGCCTGGCTCCAATCCATCATCGCCCCACCGCCTCCCCGCAGAGCCTCTTTTGGCTCGCGAGAGAGTTCGCCCACTCGCTGAAAACCCAGCTCTCGCCGTTGTTGCATGCATCCATGTTCGAGACGGCGAACATCTCGCCGCAAGCTCGGCATTTCAAAATCGTCAGGTCACGTTCGAAGTCGTCGGCCATGACGATGTCGCTCGACCCGCAAGCTGGGCAACAGTGGTCGCTCATCGCTTCACCGCCTTCCGAATCTTGAATCCGCAATGAGGGCAATAGTTCTGCTTCATGAGCCAATCGTCGGCGTAGTAGTCAAACGTCGTGTCGCAGTTCGTGCAACGGAACCACACATCGCCCATGCCCTCGGACTCGTTCATGTTGTCCTCGATAACGAACTCGCACTCGCCGCCACCCAGCGTCGCGTTCAGCTCATCGGCGATTGCCTGCCAGTCGTAGCTGTACTCGGGAAGCGCGGTAGCTTCTGGCATGTCGTAGTCGGCTGGGAGGTCGTGCCAGTGCTTCTCGACGGTCTCTCTCACCTGCTCGGCTGTCAGCTTCCCGCCGCCCAGCGTCGCGGCGATTGCCTGCTCGGGCGTTAGCCCCGTCACGATGAGCGTGCCGTCCATGCTCTCGGTCGCCGTGTGCGGGTCGGTGTAGTAGGCCCACGTGACGCTATGCTGGTCGCTGACGTAATCCTCGCCGCGCTCGTCCAACAAGCGCCGCAATTCGTCTGTCGCGTTAGTCATCGCTCCGCCTCCTTCTCGAAAACGGCCTTGCGCAGCGTCTCGACGGCCTCGTCGTACGCCGCCACGCTCTCGTCGCTCAGCTTCTCACCCACGTGCGCCCATACAATCGAGCTGAACCCTTCGAGGTAGCCGATTGCGCGAGCGGCCTTCTCCTTGTCGGTCATCCGTCCGATCCCTCCAATCTCTCGCCGCACCACGGGCAGAACCGCACGTGCTCGCGCCGCCACGGCGTCACATGGTCGAGGTACTTGGTCATCCACTCGTCGTCGCAGTCGCGCCGCCCCAGCACCCAGCCACCTGGCTCGGGCCACTGGAACTCATAGCCGCTGTCCTCGTAGCGCCGCAGGCTGAACCCCTCGGGCATGAGGGCGCATCGGTGTGTGGCGAACTTCGGCTTCGCGCGCCTCATTCGCCAACTTCCAATCCCAGGGCCTCCCACGCCCTGTCCGCATCGCAGCTCGGGCCGTTGGCGTATCGGCATCTATCGCAGTCCCCGTCCCAGCACTTCGGCATGACGCGCACCAGCGATTCCAGCTCCGCCACGCGCTGCTCAAGCTCGCGGATGCGCTTGCCCTGCTCGATTAGCTGCATTCCCTGCTCGTGGTTCGCGTCCATGTACGCCGCCTCCTTTTCGCGCAGTTCTTCGATGACGCGCTCCTGCCTGTTGATTTCGGCGCAGAGCTTGCCGTTCACGTCCTTGAGATGGTCGATTTTGTCCAGCAGGCTCGCGTTGTAGCCTTCGAGCGTCCGGACGCGCTCGTGGAGGTCTCCATCCCCGAAGCTCACGCGATCACCTCCCTCATGTCGTAGATTTCCATGCCCGGGCGCATCCCGCCGCGCTCGGCGTCCCGCATCATCGCCAGCGGGTCGGCTGCGTGCTTGGCGCAGTCGTACACTCGGCATACGGTCGGCCGCGCGTCGTAGGCCATGCAGCGATTGTCCGCATCGAGCAACGGGCAGCGCATGTCCAGCGTGCCAGGCTGCTCGGGCTCGATTTCCAGCTTCCGTGCCGCGTGGCGCAACGCGACTGTCTCATGCGGGAACAACGGTAAGAACCTCCCGCAGCACTCGCCGCACCCCTCGTGCGTCCCTCGCGCCGAGTAGCAGTCGCTCGCGCCCTGGGTTTGCAGGAGCGCGGCGTGCACGGATTCGGCTAGAGTCGCCATGTGTCCACCTCCTCAGTCCAGCACTTCGCACGACTCGTTGTAGAACGTCCGCACGAAGCGCTCCTTTTTTCCGTCCTCGTATTCCACGGTGATGCACGCGATCTTGCGGCCGTTCAGCGAGAAGAAGAACTCGCGATCGAGCTCGCGCGGGTCGGAGAACCGCACGGACAGCACGCACGGCGCGTCGCCCTCGGGCACGCTCACCCTGCGCTCCCCCAGCTCCACCCACCTGGTCTCGGGCATGTCCTCGCGCATCCACGTGCCCATCTAGCGCGCCGCCTTCGTGAACTCCCTAGCGTGCTCGGCCATGTCGCGCTCTATCTCGCGGATGAGCTCGATAGCGCCCTTCAGGTCGGTCTCCACGTCGGCGTGCAGCTCCTTGGGCGCGTTTTTGGCGATCCACTCGATGGCCGATGCGAGCGTGCCGTGGTAGCTGTCCAGGGGCACCCAGTCCGATTCGCCCTTGCGCTCGCCGCCCTTGAGCACCTTGTACTGCCACACCCGCCAGTTGAGCGAGTCCATGCGCCGTACCTCGTAGGTTTCGAGCACCCTGATTGATTCCATTGCTTCCTCCAAGTGCTTCAAATGGCCGTCACGCTCCCGTATTCGCCCGTGACGGCTCGATTGTGTCTCTTGTCGATAAGTTATCCGTCTAGCGCCCTATCGCGCCCTCAGCGGCTCCCTGCCCGCTCGTAGCGGACGCCGTGCAGCTCGATGGCGACGATGCGGCCGTCCCGCATCTCCCAGGCCTCGTCGGGGTCTAGGCGTATGAAGTCCACGCCCGCGTAGGTCAGCGTGCGCAGCTCCGAGGTGTCCATGCCGTCGTAGGCCGGCGGCACGTCTATGTGCGTCGGGGACTTCGCGTGGGTCGGCTCGGTGAGCTCCCCGCGCTTGCACAGCGGTTGGTCGTAGCCCATCACTTCCCCCCTTTCAGCCCCAGGAGCCAGTCGGCGCTCACGTCAAGGCACCTGCACAGCTTGGCGAGCGCCCATGCGGACGGGTTTCGCTCCCCCCTCGCGAGCGCGAGCGCCGTGTTGTAGTGGATTCCCGACTCGGACGCGAGCCGCTTGACGGCCATGCCCCTTGAGTCCATGGCCTTGCGGACCCGCTTCCCCAGGGCGCGGGTGAAGTCATCGGGCGCTGGGTCGTTGATCATCTCGAGACCTCCTCTATGTCGATGCGTATGCCCGGAATCCTGCTGTAAATCTTCGTCGCTCGCTCGCTGAAGACCTGGCAGTCGTCCTCCCACCATCCGAGCTTGGTCATGATGTCCTTGAGCCCCTTCTGCAAGTTGTCGGTGTCGGGCTTGTCCACGTGTGGCTCGCCGTCGGCATGGCCGTCCGCGGGGAAGCACCACGTGACGTCGAGCAGGACGGCGCCGGGTTTCGCGATGGGCTTCTCGGGTCTCCACGGCTCGATGTGCGCCCAGAGCGCGTCGCGCGCCCTCTCCCAATTCGCCGACGGGCGGAACTGCGGGCGGTACTTCCCCGTCCTCTTGTCGCGGACCACCGACACCTGGTGCTCCTGCTGCGTCGCGGTCGGCGGCTCCATCGCGATGAAGAAGTGGTAGCTATCCGCCATCGCTAGTCACCGAGATCCATGACGGTTTGCGTCGGGTAGATGACCACCCCGACCGACTGCCCCGTCATGCGCGCGAGGTTCGGGATCTGTCCCCACGAGTCGTAGTCGAGCTCGAACGTGATCGTCGCCTTCTTCGCGTCGATGTTCGTCTTCGTCATCGTCGCCGTGATTTCGATTTGGTTCATTTCGTCTCTCCTTCGCTTTCTTTTCGATTCGGGATTCGGGGGTTGGGGGCTCCCTCACTGCGTAGGGAGGGGAGTGGCGTGAGCGTTAACGCCACTCCCTCACGCAGGGAGGGGGGGATACCCCCTTTATATAAGGGGTGTTTTCCCTGGGTCATCCAATGTAGGGAGAACCGAAACGTCGTTTATGGGTTCTCCCTGTTCCCTGGGTGTCTCAACGAGAGTCAGCAGCTTGCTCTTCTTGTCGCCCGCGACGCTCTTCGTTTTCTGCACCGGGCACCACGACGAGTTGCGGTCCTTGCTCCACTCGTCGACCTTGCTCCGCGTGACTTCGATGCCCTCGATGTCGGGGAAGCAGTCGTACACGTTCGTGACGGTCGGCTCGTTGCCTAGCTCCTCGCAACGCCTGAGCGCGGCCGTGAACGCCTCGGCTATCGCCTTGTGAGCCTTCTCGGCCTTGGCACGGTTCGCCTCGGCCGCCTTCTTCGTGTCCTCCTCGGACCAACCGCGGCGTCCCCTGCCCTTGCCTTTCGCGCTTTGCTGGTCTAAACCGGCCTCCCCGCATTCCGCGAGCGCGTCGTCGACGACGTGCAGCGGCCAGTCGAACCACGCGCTCACGGGACGGAAGTGAGGGAACTCGCGAAGCGTCCCCTCGATTCTCCACGCGGTGAGCGCCCCCTGCGAAGCCTTGGCGTTCTCGGCCGCGGCCTTGAGGTCGGCCGCTTGCTCGTCCATGTCCCCGAGCGCCATCCACTCGAGCACAGTCGGCAGCGCGTTTGCCTCGACCTTGCGCGTCACGTCGGGGAGCGCCGCCCATGCGTCGGCGCACCCCATGTCGACGGCGGCCGCCCCGCACATACCGCAAATCTTGTCGTTCACATGCTTCCACTTCGTCCCCTCGTCGGCGTCGAGCTCGACCATGTCGATGATGGCGTCGGGGTCGCGCCCGAACACGCCCGACCCGCTCGCGCGGTCGATGGCGCGCTTGTCGGCCTGGCTTCCCTTGGAATGGTGGTGGCAGTAGATCGCCGACACCCCCGCCTGGTCGCACAGCTCGTCGAAGAGGTTCGCGAACGCCGCCATGTCGCCGGCGCTGTTCTCATCGCCCGTGATGACCTTGTAGATCGGGTCTATGACCACGACCTCGGTCCCGTGCTTGAGGCAACGCCTCACGAGCTTCGGGAGCAGCTTGTGCATGGGTTGGGCCTTGCCCCGCAGGTTCCATACGTCGATGCGCCCCGCAGACGGCGTCGCGCCGAGCGCTTCGTACATGTCGTTGAAACGGTTGAAGCACGAGTCCTCGTCGAGTTCCAGGTTCACGTACATGACCTTGGACTTCCTGCACCTGAACCCGAACCACTCGCGCCCCTCCGCGAAAGCGATGCACAGGTTGATGAGCGCGAAGCTCTTGCCCGCCTTCGACGGGCCGCTCACGAGCATCTTGTGCCCGACGCGCAGCATCCCCTCGATGAGCGCGGGCTTGAGCGCCGGCAGGTTGTCACCGAGCATGTCGGTCAGCTCGACCACGTCGGGCAGCTCGTCCGTGGCCTCCTCGTACCACTCGCACCATTCATCCCAGTCACCCGCGCCCTGGTTCAGGCATGCGAGGAACTGGCGCCGTCCCTGGCGCCTGACGCCCGGCATGCGGCACATGCGGCTGGCGTTCTTGTTGGCCTTGTCGACGGCGATTCCGTTCTTCTCGCACCTCGCGTAGAGCGTTTCCACGCGCTCGCGGTACTGCTTGGCGTCCTCGGCGTCGACGCGCACGATGGCGTGCAGGCTCTTGTTTCCCGAATCGACCATCGCGGCGATTGGCAGGTTGAGCTGCTTGACGATTGCGGCGAACTTGCCCTGGGGCATCTCGTCGGACTCGAGCAGCGCGAAGCGGTGGGCCGTCACGTTTGCGTTGCCGACGCCCGCTCCGTCGAGCGGGTTGAACCTGATCCACGCGCCCGACTCGTCGTGCAGCGTGGAGGAAAGCCCGCCCTCGAGGCCCGACTTCCCCACGGCCTCGTACACGTCGCCCATCGTGCGCGTGTACACGCCTCGGGAACCGGGCTTGTACTTCACGGTGCCGTCCGCGCGCTGCTCCTCCTCGTAATCGCACACGTACCCGATGCGCTCCGACGGCTCGAACAGCGCCGACAGGAACGATTGCAGCTCCTCGACCTCATGGCCTTCCGGGTACATCGGGTGCACGTCGGCATCGTACTCGCCCACGCTCGCGGCGTCGACCAGCACGGGATCGTCCTCGACGTTGCCGCCGATGACGGAGTCCCACGAAAGCGCCCTGTGCGGCTTGTCGTGCTCGTCGGACCACGTTCCGCGCCAGCCGCGCTCCTGCGCGAGCTTGACGATGGTGCCGCCCGTGACGGGGCTCCCGACGTTGCGCCCGAACGTCGACCACTTGTAGGACAGCTTCTCGAGCCGCTGCTCGTGGTCGTGGCGCACGTCCCTCGAAGTCCACGCGCGCGCGGTCGCCTCGTCGTAGCCCTCGTGGTGGAGCGCCTGGATGACGGCGAGCCAGTCATCGTAATGGAGCCCCGACGGGTCTATGGCGTCGAGTGCTTCCATGAGGTCGTAGCCGCTCATGCCACCTCACCCCTCGGGTCGTACGTCTTCGGGTCGACGCCTCGCAGCCTCCACGGCTTCCAGCCGCATGCGGCCAGCTTGCCTATCATCGCGTTCGCGGCCTCGAAGCTCCACGTGCCGACATGTTGGAACCCGAACTTCTCAAGGCACCGTATTTGCTTCGGCGTGGCGAGTCTGCTGTCGACGCGCGCCATGAGCGCGTCTATGAACGCTGACGCTTGCCCCGCGTTCTCGATGCCGTCCGATGCCACCCCGAACTTCTCGATGGTCTTGCGCTGCGCGTCGGTGACGTCGCCGTACTCCCAAAGCTTCGTGGGCACGTAGTTCTCGAGGTCGAGTTCCTGGATCGAAACCGCGAACTGGAGCGGGTCGACGAGCTTGCTCTTCTTCTTCCGTTGGGCTGCGAGCTCCCGCGCAAGGGCTTCCTCGCGCTCGGCCCTCACGTCCCGTTCCGCCTCGTCGGCGAGCTCTTCGAGGTCGTACTCGCCTTCGCCCTCCTCGAGCATGGCCGTCATCTTCTCGGCGACCTTCGGGTCCCGTCCCAGCAGCGACGCCGGCCGCGCCAGGTCGTGCTTCTCGGTCATCCATAGGAAGTCGAGCAGCAGCAGGTGGTCCTTGCCAGGCGATAGCCTCGTCCCGCGCCCGACCATCTGGCAATTGCCTACGATTGCAACTTTGCCGTTACGTCGCGTTACAAGTGTTCCAAGTTCGTTTTCGACACACCAGCACATTTCATCGGTATGCTCTTCATTTACCCACGTTGAATGCTTTCCGTGCGCTGAGCCGACCTTCACAAACTCCGTTTTCTTGATATGCAGATACCAAAGGTCTGACTTCCGTACTTCATTAGCCTTTTCCACTGATACGCTTGCTCTGTAGCCACGCTGAATGCCCATCATTTGCAGGCGCTCGATAAACGTCTTGTTGCCTTTACCGATGTGATAAGTAGATTCCCAATGCTTGTTTCCGTCTCCGTGGTATATGGCTTCGAGCATGACGGCGAACTGTCTTGTAGTCATATCGAATAGTCTCGGGCTTAAATCCTTGGACAACCATGGTTCAAGCCTCGCCCATCCAGTAAGGTGCTTATCTCGACCGCGCGGCTTGCCTTTTGAGATAGTCCATACGACGAGATCGCTACCGACGTTGAAGTGGGTTTCTTCCTTCGTTCTCTTGCGGATATGCTTTCCAAATTTAAAACCGCAGTCTTTGATGCATTCTTCGATTTCGACGCAGTATTCGACTTGATGTGACCCCTGCGTGATGGTTATGGCGTTGTTTGCCTTGTTTATGCTCCCGTCGGTCATGACCCATCCGATAAAGGTAAGCTCCGCATCTGTCAGCGGTACACCCGGGAAGTCGTTAGCTACACCGCAGACGGGTAGGTATGCGCCATCTTTGAGCTTTGCTAGGTCTTGCGCTTCTTTGAACTTCCATCCCGTACGCCTCTTGTGGTCGTAAATCATACGATGATGATTGGTCACACGGATGTCAGTCGATTGTCCTTTGATAGAGCAGAAGAACTCGTCGGGTTCTAGCGGTCTCCGCACTTTTGCAATTGCTGGCACGAACTTCGTTTTGCCGGTGTCTTTGTCAAAAGCCAAAACTTCTTCGCCGATTTCGACATCTCTTTTCCAGCCGTCGTGGGTGAGGACTTCTGTTTGCTCGTCGAGGCAGTAGAGCCCCCGCGACTTCGTGGGGCGGAGCACCGCGACGCAGTCGACGGCGGGGCAGTCCCAGCCCTCGGTGTAGAGCATCGAGTTGCACAGCACGTCGTACAGCCCGTGCTCGAACGCGTGCTTCTTGCGGGCGCGCTCCTCGGCCGTATCGTAGCCGCTCGCCGCTACGGCGCGCAGCCCCGCGCGGTTCAGCTCCTCGGCCATCCGCTCGGCGGTGGCCACGAGCGGCAGGAAGCACACGGTCTTCTTCCCCGCGCACTCGTCGGCCATGACGCGCGCGATCTCGGGCAGGTAGGGGTCGAGCGCGCTTCCCAGCTCCCCCGCCTGGTAGTCGCCGTGGGATACCTTCACGGCGGTTAGGTCAATCTCGAGCGGCAGGCATTTCGCCCTGATCGGGACGAGGTAGCCGTCGGCCACGGCGCGAGCGAGCGGGTACTCGAAGGCTATGGAGTCGAACACCTCCGAGAGCCCGCGCCTGTCCGCGCGGTCGGCCGTGGCCGTGACCCCCAGCAGGAAGCCGCCCCCCTCGGCGTGGCGCTCGATGATGCGGCGGTACGAGTCCGACACCGCATGGTGCGCCTCGTCCACGATGAGCACCCTGTAGTCCTCGAGCGGGAACTCGTCTAGGCGCTGGCCCTGCATGGTCTGCACGCTGCCGACGACGAGCGGCGCGCACGTGCCGTCGTCGTCCCACCTGCTGCCCGCCTTCTCGATCGCGGCGGGAATCCCGCACATCGCCGAGAGCCTGGACGCCGCCTGCTCTATGAGCTCGCCGCGGTGCGCGAGGACGAGCACGCCGCTGCCGTTCTCGACGGAGCGCCGCGCCACATCCCCGAACACCGTGGTCTTGCCCGTACCCGTTGCCATGACGAGCAGCGTCGAGCGCCTGCCCTCCGCCCACTCGCCGCGCACGGCCTGCACTGCCTGTTCCTGGTACCCCCTCAGCTCTACCATTCGTCGGCGGCGGCTGTGTCCTCGCCGCCGTCCTTGACGATTGGCTTGCCGTCCGCGGGAGCGTCGGCGGGGTCGAGGTAGCGCGCCACCGAGTTGATGGTCTTTTCCTCGCCGTCCTGGGTGTAGCTGTAGTGCTCGAGCTCCACCCATCCCGACTTGCCCACGATGTTGTCGAACTCGCGCAGGTTCAGCTCCTCGCCGTGCTTGCGCATGCCCAGCGCCAGGAAGAACTGGCACAGCTTCCACTCCTGCGAATCGTCCAGGTAGAAGTTGTTGGTGACGTCGGACACCTCCGAGCCCGTGCCCACGCGCAGCATGACCTTCGCCATGGGGCACGCGGGTATCTTGCCCGTGCCGTTGTTGTAAGCCTTCTCCATCGACTTGACGGTGAACGGGTACGCGCCCTCCGGCAGCAGCCTGAAATCGCCGCCGTCGTTCTTGATCGTGGAGTCCCAGCCTAGTGCGGTCATGTTCTACTTCCTTCCTCCCTAAAAGGGAATCTTGTACACATCGCCGCGGTCCTCGATGGTCGCGACGATCTTCTCCCAGTGCTTGAGCAGCGTGTTCTTGACGAAGTCGACCGAGTACTCCGAGATCGGGGTCTCCTCGGTGTAGTGGTTGTTCTTGCGCGACGCGACGGCGTCCCTCAGCTGCACCTCGCTAATCTGGTAGTCGGCCATGAGCTGGTGGAGCTGCGCGAACTCGGGCTCCGTGACCTCCTCGAACTTGAGGTCGGATACCTGCACTTCGGGAGTCTCCGTCGCATTCGCAGCGGCCTCCGCCACAGCCTGCGCCTCGGCCTCGTCCTCTGGGGTGACAGGCATCTTGGACTTCGCCTTCGGTTTTGAACCGTCCACGACCTTGTCCGCGATGGCCTGAAACTCGAACGGCAGCTCGTCGGCGAGCCCCAGCCGGTTCTTGGCGTCGTAGGCGGCGGTGTGCGTCGCGTACATGACGCGGCGCTTGCCGCCCGTGGCCTTGTACTTCTTGGTCTGCTCGTCCTTCATCATGTCGTTCTTGTAGTTCGCGAACAGCAGCAGGTCGCACCATTCCTTGATGATTGGCGCGTCCTTCTTTTGGAGCTTCAGCTCCCATCGGTCGTAGGCGCCCATCTCGTCGGGCTGCTCGAACTTGCGGATCTGGGCGTGCGCGAGCAAGAGCACGTTCTTACCCGAACCGGCAACTTTGTCGAGCGCCGATGTGAGCTTGCTGAATTCCTCGGCCAGGTACGTGTAGCCCTTGCCGTAGCCGGCATCCTCGATGCCCTTCCACTTCTTAACGGTCAGCACGTGCGCTATGCATAGCGCTTCTGCCGCATCTGCCGTGTCCACGACGAGCGTCCCGATCTCGGGCATCTTCGCCGCGGCTTCTATCTCGGCGAGCAGCCCGAGCCACTCGGTAGGCCTCGGCAACCGCGCCACGTCGTAGTGGCCGCTGCCGTCCTCGACGTCGATGAACACGGCGTTTGGCCATGCGCCCGCGAACGTGGTCTTGCCTACGCCCTCGACGCCGTAGCAAACCGCCTTGACGGGTTTGGCGCTGACGCCGCGCGTAATCGTGTAAGCCATGCGTGCACCTCCTTACTCTGAGTCGCCAAATGGAAGCTCTAGCGCTTGCAATGCGTCTTCCTGGCCGTCGCCGAGCATCAGCGAGCTCGTGATCGCCGCCAGCTGCGGCATGTCGCGCAGCGCCGGCAGGACCATCGCCTCCTTGACCACGAGCGCGGGAGTCGGCTCAACGGGCTCGGAGTCGTAGGTGATGACGGTGCAGCCATCGGGGCACTCGCCGGTGCTCGCGAACCACCACTCGGCGAACTGCGCGAGGTTGTCCTGCGCGAAACCGTCGGTCTCGGGGCGGACCTCCTCCATCCAGTCGGTCATCGCCTGGGCATCGACCATCTGGAAGCGCGTCACGCGCTCTGACGGCTTGCCGCCCTTCATCGTCATGAACGCCGCCTTCGGGTCGAACACCGTCGACCTCATGCGGTCGGTCCCTTCGGACCTGTACTTCTCCCTGAACTCGTCCTTGCATTCGCCCTCGAGCGCCTTCACGCGCTTCGCGAACTCCTTCTCGGTGGCCTTAGCGGCCACGAGCACGTCAAACTTGGTTGGCATCGCTTCCTCCTTCCGGGTTTTCTTCGTCTTCGAGCCCGTCATCTCCGGGCTCTTCGTCTTCGAGGTCATCGTCGTCTGGCCGGTTCCACGGCGCGAGCGGGTCGCCAGCCCACGTTCCAGGCGGGTAGTTGTCGTAGGCGCTCATACGCCCGCCTCCCCGCCCAGAGCCGAGGACAGCCTGCGCTTGAGCACCGTCTTGCGGCCCGCGGGCTTGAACGTGCCCTCGTGCACCGCGTCCCACGCGAGCCGCCCGAGCGAATCGCTGCGCTTGGCGAGCTCGGCTATCTCGGCGTCGGCGTCGGCCAGCTGGCCTTCCAGCTCGGCCGTCAGCCGTTCCAGCTCCGTCACGCGGTCGAGCGCCGCCTCGAGCGCTTCCGCGCACCCGTCGTAGGTGAACCGCTCGTTGTTCTCCACGTCGACCATGTAGACCGTCGCGCCCGAGCCGTCCACCAGCCCCAGGAAGCCGAGGCGCTGCGTGCCGTCCTCGCAGAGGAAGGCCTTCTCGCGGCTCATCGCTGGCTCCATTCGTGCGACTTGTTGTCGCGGTCGATGCCGAACACGCGCAGCAGCACGTTCCCGTCGAGCGACCAGCTCTTGTCCTCGTAACGGACAGACGCGTAGTCGAACCCCGCGTCGATGCAGGCGCTCTGGAACTTCTCGGCCGCGATGATCATGTCGCGGGTCACGTACATGGGCTCCATGCTCACCACCCCATCCAGATTCCCAGCGCCAACATCGGACCGAACGTCAACGTGAGCGCCACGCACGCCCAGTCGATCCCGCGTTCCCACTCGCGCTGTATGTTTTCCTGTACAATGTTCGTGTCATCCCTCATGGCGCTGGCGCGTCCGCGGTGGCACCCGCGGCGCGCCGACCTCACATCTCTATGAGCCATCGCCTTCCCGCCTTCCTGCAAGCGAGCACCCCATCGCGGCACATCCGCGAGACCGTGTCACGCTTGCTCTTCCTGCTCTTGTCCGTCGCGTCCCAGTTCGGGCCGTACACCATGGCGCAGAACGCGTCCACGGTCATGTAATTCGGTGGACCCATCGCGTCCCCCTTTCCGTCGATTGTCGGGCGCACCACGCGCGGCCAGCCCATCCGCCCTTGCACAAGCGGGGATGCGGCTCTGTATGTGGTCAGGTGATGCGCATGAACGAAGGTATGCCTTTTCGCAGCGTCCCCCAGAGGACGGCCACCGCCGGAAAGGAGGCTCGCGGTGCCGTGCGGGTTGGCCGTGTGGGATGCGCCCGACGTCTTGTCTGTTCTCGTTGCCTCGCGCCCGGCCCTCATCCTCGGCGCTTCGGCGGCGTTTTCAAGGTGCGTGGTGCTTTTAGCGCCGTCCCAGGGCGGGAGCGCGGCTACTCGCCGATGCCAGCCAGCTCGTTGAGAGTCGAGTCGGTGATTCTGGCGACCTCGATTACCTCGTCCCAGTTCCACTTCGACTCGCCGCTCAACCTGCCGTTAAGCGTCGGTCTGGTGATGCCAATCTCGTCGGCGAGCATCTGTCTGGTGTGCCCGTCCTGGAGCAGCCACGCCCCGAGCTTCTCGTTTATCCGCTGAGTCATGTCGAGTCCTTTCCGGGATTCCCAATTGGGAACTCCCATGTCCGTAATCATACTTGTCAATTGGGAACTTCGCAAGAAGAAATTTCCCAATTGGAAAAAATTACTTGTTTCGTGTAAAATCTCTGTACGTAATTAAGGACGGTGGACGCATGACTTTCTACGAAGCTCTAGTGCTGGTCATGAATGAGAAGAACATGACGGCATCCGACATATGCGCGAAGACTGGTATCCATCCCTCGTACTTCTCGAAGCTCAAATCGGGGCATACGAAGGACGTCACGTGGGAGAAGGCGCTGCTGATAATCGACGCCCTTGAAATCACGCCAGACGAGTTCAGCGCCGTGCAGAAATCCGACCGCTAGGAGGCCCCCATGAAGGTCACGGGCTCCACCGTCCAGCAGCTCGACAGGAAGCGGCCCGACGGCAGGCCGCTGCCGCGCTCGGAGTGCCGCCGCTGGCGGCTTTGGGCCACCACGTCCGACGGCCGCAGGTCGAGGCGCTTCGGCGGCACGTGGACGCAGGCGCAGGAGGCGCTGAGGGTGTTCGTGGCAGAGCTCGAGGCGTTCGTGCCCAACTCCGACACTTTCGCGTCCTACGCGGCGTCCTGGGCGTCCTGGCGCGCGGGAGCGTGCGCCCTGTCCCCCAACACCGTCGCGAGCGAGGCCACGTGCGTCGCGGCCCTCTCCCGCTCCCCCCTCGGCCCCATGCGCATGGACGAGGTGTCTCCCGACGATTGCCGAGAGGCGCTTCTGTGGCTCAGGTCGCACCCGCTGAAGGGCGCGGAGTACAGCCCGTCCACGCTCGCGAAGCTCCACCAGGTGCTCGGCGCGATCATGCGCCAGGCGGCAGAGGACGGCAGGATCGCGTCGAACCCCATGGAGCGCGTGCGCCGCCCGAAGGTGCGCGCCGCCGAGCGCGAGGCGCTGTCCCCCGGCGAGCTGCAGCTGCTCCTCAACCGCGTGGACGCCCTCCCGCTCGACGGGCGCTCCATGGCCGTCTACCTCATGGCGTGCCTGGGGCTGCGCGTGGGCGAGGCGTGCGCCCTGGCCGACGCGAACGTGGACGGCCGTTACGCGAGGGTGGACGCGACCGTGCGAGCCGCCGACCGCACCGTGGGCCCCCCGAAGTCCGACGCGGGAATCCGCGTGCTGCCCGTCCCGCCCAGGCTCGCCGCCAAGGTGCGCGAGTGGCGCGCGTGCCGCTCCGCGCTCGGGCTGGCCGACGCGCCGACGCTGTGCTGCAACTCGCGCGGCGGGCTGCTCACGACGGCCGCTATGGAGGGTTGGTGGGCAGGCTCCAAGGGCTGCGCGGGTGCGCGGGACAAGCTCGGGTGCGACGGCATGACGCTCCACCAGCTGCGCCACTCGAACCTCTCCATGATGGCGCGGCACATGGGCGCGTTCGACCTGAAAGCCTACGCGGGGTGGTCGAGCATAGCCCCAGCGCGCATCTACGTCCACGACGACATGGACGCCGTCGCGCGGGCGGTCGAGGCCGCCTGGGCGCTCTAGGGTGGTGCGTTTCCGGTGCGCACGATTGCGCGCCGATGTCGGACGGCATCGGATAAAAGCCGTTTTTCCTGGGGTTATGTAGAGATAGTGTCGGATAGCATAGGATAGCATCTGCCCAGGTCGGACAAGAGCATCTTATTATGCTAGTATTTGCGGCTTCCCGTTACCCCTGGTGGGGCGCTCGCGTGACCGCGTTTGGTGCGTTTCTGGTGCGTTCGACTGGTACCTGGACGTATTCTACACGAACCAGGGCGCAAAAAAAGCGCCCCGCCGAAGCGGGGCACCTCGTCACATCATCTCGGCGATCTCGACGCCGTACTCGGACGCGCACATATGCTCGATGCGGCATCCCCTGGCCTTCTCCCAGCCAGGGGCGAACACAGCCACGTCTGCGCGCGACATGAGCTCGAGCGACTTGCCAAGGCACTCGAGCGGCTCCATCTGGCTCTCGCCCTTGGGCCCGAAGTAGCTCGGGACCTCGCGGACGTCCTCGCCGCGCTCGGCGTACATGGCGCGCACCTTCGCGAGGATGGCGTCGCGCTCGGACTCGATCTCTCCCTGGCTCCTGCCCCTCATGGGCTGGCTCACGAACACCTTTACCATCCTACACCCCCAGAATCTCGTTGACCTTCGCCTGCACCTTGTCCGGATCGTAGCCCTTCTTGCGCAAGGCGTCGATTCTCGCCTGACCGTTGCCCCAATCGCCAGCGATTACCTCGCGCGCCAGCTGCTCGACGGTCTTGGCGCCAGCCTTGACGGCCAGCGTCTCGCCGCCGAACTTCACGGCCACGAAGCGGCCCTTGAAGCTCCCGTAGGAGATTCTGGCCCACACGTTGCCGTACTTGTTCTTCTTGAGCCTGTCGAGGTACACGGCCTTGCCCTGCCTCAGCGCGCCAACGGCGTCGCTGGTCGACGAGCGCTTGGCCCTCACCCTCAGCAGCGGGTCGGCGGTGACGATGTACTTGGTGCCCTTGGACGCCTTCCCAGCCGTCGCCGCCGTGGCCCCCTCGACGGTCTTCGCGGCCTTCGCGTCGGTCGTCTGGATGACCGTGTCGGCCTTGCCGTTGTAGTGGAGGATTCCGTCCGCGAACTCGCGGAACGGGTTCACGGCGGCTTCCCAGCCCGTCTGGTCGCCGACCTGGTTGTCGTACACGTCGCCGTTCTCCGGGCGCGAGAACTCGCTCATAAGGTCGGGCACCTGCGACTGGCACATCGCCACGTGCTCGTCCTCGTCGAGGTAGAGGTCGCCCGTCGAGGCGATGAAGCTCGGCGGCTTCCACGAGAACAGCCCCGAGCCGACGAAGACCTCGCGCATGGTGTAGGTGTTGACCGCGCCGTCGAGCGCGTGCTCCCACTTGGTGCCCTTGAGAGCGGCCTTCCACGCCGTGATGGCCGACGAGCTGCAATCGTAGCTTCCTCGGTCGTACTGGAGCTTGAGGCCGTCGACCGTTATCGTCTTGACGCCCTTGCCGTCCTCGCCCCAGCGCGGGTTCCACGAGTAGCCGTTCGACTCGTCCTCGACCATGTCCTTATGCACCGCCGCCGCCAGCTTGGCGCGGCTGATCGACTTCGCCTTGGACGCGCCCGAGGCATTGCTTACGGCGGCCTTGACGGTAGCCACGGCCTTTGAGACGGCCCCAGCCTTCGCGGCGAGCGCCTTCCACTCCTTCGCCCCGTGGTAGTACAGGTCGAGGTCGAGGTCGCCAGAGTAGCCCGTGACGCGCCCCACGCTCGTGTACTGGAACAGCGTTGGCTTGCCCCACGACCCGAACGGGCTCGAATCCGTCCACGGGTCGCGGTTGTAGCCAGTCGGCTCGTAGTCGGGGTACTGCGCCACCCACAGCGGGTAGCCAGCCTTGGAGACTATTGACCAGTCGTACTGGTTCGCCACGCCCTTGCTGACGTAGAGTCCAGGCTTGACGCCCGTCTTGGCGTAGACTCGGTCGAGCCACGCCTTGGCCCACTTCGGACCGAGCTGGATGGCGCCAGCCTCCAGGTCGAGCCACAGCGTCGCGATGCCGACGTAGCCCTTCACAGCTGCGACGAAATGGTCGGCTTCCTGCTGGGCCGTGCCCTCGTACCCGATTTCGCGAGCGTAGTGGTAGCAGCCGAGCTTCTTGCCAGCCGCCACCGCCTGCTGCGCGTGGCGCTTGAAGCACGGGTTCACGTAGCCCGTGCCGCCCGTGGCCTTGGCGATGATGAAGCTCGTCGTGGCCATCCTCGACGGCACGAGCTCGGATTGGTAGCTCGCTATGTCGATTCCGTCCAGCATGTTATGCAGCCTTCCGCATCGCCTTGAGCGAGTCGAGCACATGCTGGCCTCTCACCGCCTCGACGGTGAGGTTCTGGTTCTTCCACCACGTGTAGAGCAGCGCGATGGCGTTGAGGATGCTCAGGGCCACGTTGACCCATTCCTCGGCGTCGATGGCGAACCCGTACATGTTGGCTATGGTCACGCACGTGGTGATGACGAGCGTGATGATGGCCTTGGCGCGCTCCATCGGCAGTGCTTCCTCTGCCTGGACCTGTTTCATTTCCTCTGACATGATGCCCTCCTTACTTGGCGTGCTCGATGAGGAAGCCGTCGATCTCGGCCTCCATCTTCACGAGCGATTCCTTGTCGTTGCCGTCTATCTCGTGCTGCAACAGGTGCTTGATGCTCTTGAGCATGAGGCGATTGAACTCGGCCTCCTGCTGCCTGAACTGCCAATCGCCGTCCAGCTTCTCGTCTACCTCGCGCATGTGGGTCTCCAGGACGTGGATTCGCTGCCCGTGGTCGGAAAGCGTCTCCGCAGTCGGTCTCCTAGCCAACGTGCGCCAGTCGTGGATTGCCTTCACCGCATTCCATACGAGGATGAAGAAAGCCAGCGCGATTCCTATGACTGCGACGGTGATGCCCACCTCGTCGAATGTCAGGTAGTGCACCACTACTCGCCTTCCGTCGTCTCCGGCTCGGGCTCGGGCTCGGGCTCAGGCTCGGGCTCGGGAATCTCGTGCTCGTAGCAGCGCGACTCCTGCACGTAGCCCTCGCTGGTCATCAGCACGGCGGCGTGCTTCGGCAGCTTGCTGACGGCGGCGCTCGACAGGATGGCGTGGAACTTCGATTCGGCGGATGCGCGCTCGTCGTACGCGTACGTCGGCGTCGAAATCGCGCCGTTCTCGAACGTCTGGATCTCCATTACTATGTGCTTGGTCATCTTGGCTTCCTTTCTCTATGACCGTCGCTTACTCGGATTTGGCGGCCAGCGCTTCGGCCACCTTCTGCGCCACCAGCTCCTCGAGCGTGGGCGGCAGGTCGGATAACGGGTCGAACACGAAATCGTGCCCGTCGTACCTGTAATCGGCGAAGTCCCGCATCGGGTCGGGGTAGAACCCCTGGGCGGCAATGAGCGTGAAGCCCTCTGGGAAGCTCCAATGGGCGGGGCTGTCCACCTCCTGTACTGCGTGGACCCTCTTCTCCGTGTCTATCAGCGCGTATCGCATGGTTCCTCCTTAGCTGACCGATACCTTGACGAAGTGGACGCCCATCGAGGCCGTGAGGGCGTTCTTGTTGGTTTTCGTGAAGTTCGTCGAACTTCGGTTGGTGACCATGACCGTGGCGAGGTTGTCCGTCGACGAGTAGCCGAAGCGCCCGATAGTGCAAGCTTGGTTATGGTTCGTCGTGACGTTGTAGATACCCGCGAACTCATACCCACTAGGTTGCTTGAGCGTGAACGTGATACTCGTGCCAGCGCCTGCGTTGAGATTGATTTCGTCCGACGTCGCGGTCTGGTTGTCATGCACGAGCGAGACGGAAGATTTCTTCGCAAGCGTTCCCGCGTCGGAAATCTTAGACATGGTGAGGGTCGGGATGCGCGCCACCGCGAACGTTCCCGCGTTGATGCTGCTCGCGTCGCGGACGCTGACGTTGTTTACGTAGACGCCGCCCCCGTCGCTGTTGAGGTAGAGCGCAGCTGTCGTCGTGCCGCTCGCCTTCGCCTGAATCTTGTTGTTGCCTATCTCGATGTGGGCCTGCGTCGCGGTGCCCCCTACGATGAGTGCGGGGGAGTTGTTCGCCGTGCCGCTGAGGTCCTGGGTCTTCGACAAGGTCAGCGAGCCCGTAATGGTGGTGGGGCTGTCGATGGTCGTCTTATCCGTGCCGAACTCTATATGCTTGCCGCTAGCTTTCCCGACGAGTCGTATATAGTTCTCCTCATTCTGGCCGACGGCAAGCGTGAGCTGCGGGTCAACCTGCGTAGTGATGCCCGTGCTGTACTTGTCGGCGATGATCGACGCGATGCCGCTTATCTCGCCCTCGATGGCTAGGTACTGCTTACCCTCGCCTGCATACAGGCGCATGCCGTCATTGCCTATATGGAACGTCTGCACTTCCGTGGGAGGCGATGCGGATTGGATGAACGCGCCAGTGAACAAATCCAAACCGCCCGAGTTGAGCGACGTGACCCTTGATTGATAGGTGTCATTTGAACCGATGAAGTCCGCAAAGATATCAAGGCCGTTTGCCGTGGTCGCAGCCCGCTTCTTGCCTTCTCGGTACATCGTCAGGCCATCGACGTTGAGCTTTGCGGAGAGCGTTGGGGTAGACGCGTTGTTGTAGATGTTCACGTCCGAATCGTTGATTACGATGTGCTGCTTGTCCGAGCGCCCGATGAGCAGGCCTACCGACGAGTTCATCAATATGCGACGCTGGCCGCCTGAATCGTACATGGCGAGCGAAGCCACGTTGCTGACGGACTCGCCGATGGTGATTTTCGGGTTCGCACCAGCAGCGGCATTTCCTCCGTACAGCGTGATGGTGTCGGCATAGTCGGCCTTGAGGTTGCCGGCCTTGTAGACCTGCATGCCATTAGGCGTAAATATCGCGTGGCCCGCGCTCTCGACGCCCACGCGCACCTTGGCGACCGTGCCGTCCACCCAGGCCTTGAACATCGAGACGGTGCCCCTGAACAGGTCAAGCGCGTCACCGATGCGCCATCCGCGGGTTGTCGACGTCGGGTTGTTCGAGCTGTCGGGCCCCATGCCCTCCGCATGAATCCACGTGTCCCCGCTACCCTGCTTCGTGATGTAGTTCGTGGCCGTCTTCGCGGCCTGGCTCGCCTCGCGCAGGCTCACTGGGCCGAATGCCCCGTCCTTGTAGCACCACAGCTCGTGCGAAGACGTGAACTGCCCGTTCGTCGTCGAGTCCCTGAGCCTGCCGAGCGGCAGGTAGCAGTACCCGTCCGCGCTCGTCGGCACCTTGCACGTCATGAAGGGGCTGGCCGCTATGGTGAAGGCGTTCCCAATGATAGTGCCCTTGAGGTACACCATCGAGTGCTGGGCGGCGCTCTCGATAGTTCCGTTGTTTGAGAACGCGATGTTTATCCTGACCAGGTCGAGGTCGGCCCTCACGGCTCCCGAATTGTAAGCGGTATTGTTGTACAGCAGCGGGTAGGTTATATCGAAGACCGTCCCGGCCCCTATGTTCTTGTAGCCCGCCGAATTCCCGCACACGATGCGAGCCGCCGTGAGGTTCGCAGCCGCCTTGACGTTCGAGTTGTAGAGCACGCGGTCGTAGGTGTTGGCGTTATTGGAGGCGTTCTGGCCGTAAGCGCCGATGTAGAGCTCGATGAGGGCGTCGTAGTTCGTCGTCCCGGTTCCGTCCATGTTCGCGTACTTCACCGCCGAGTCCAACAACTGAACAGTGCAGTTCACCTGGTCCAGAACCTCGACGGTTATCGTGCGGGCGTACGTGGCGTTCGCCGGGTTCGTTGATCCTCTCAGCCCGAACCCTAACGCGTGGCCCTTCCCCGCCGTGATTCCGGCCTGCTTCGCCTTGTAGAGGTTCAGGTAGCAGATTGCGAGCGCTGAGTTCGACCTGTGCGATACCGCGTCGTACGCCATGTACGCGCTCGCCCTGCCAGATACGGTGACGTCCACGATTTCCTGGTAAATCACCGGGGCTGTGACATTGATGCGCAGCTTCACCTGCCATACGCCGTTGTAATCGTCTGGATGGACCTTCGCGAAGTAGAAGCTGGCGTCGACTGCGGTGTTTGCCGTACCGATGATTCCTGTGTACGTCTTTGTCGCAATTGGGTCGATTTGCTCTTGCAGGTTGTCGTGCGCCGCCTTCGCCGCCAAGAAGTCGTAGCTTCCGGTCTGGGTTGCCAACTAGATCACCTCCTGCACGCGGCGGAACACGTGCCCGCATCGCACCCTGACGTCCGTATAGACGGGGATTCCCGCCTCCTTGCACTGCTCGCAGAAGTACAGGTCCTCAGACAGCGTGCCGTGGCCGTCCTCGTAATCAACCCACTTGAACCAGGGCCACTTGAGCGTAAGGAACACATCGGTTCTGACCAGTGCGCACCCGAAGCCGCCGCCGTGGATTCGGACCTTCTTTAGTCCTGCCTGCGCCATAGCGTTGATTTCCTGCGCTGAGTACTCCGACTCAGTCGGGTAATGGTAGTAGGGCGTGCCGTCGGGTTGGTCGAGCCTGCACACGCAAGTGGCACCCGTGTACACGTTGTTCCCGTTGCGATTGGGGTAGACTCCGAGGCACACGTCCACGGGGTCGTCGAGGAAGCTGGCAATCGCGTCTGGCGGCAGCACCACGTCGTTGTCAACCATGAGCACGTAATCCGCGCCCTCGTCGACGGCCTCCTGTGCTATCAGGTTGCGCGCCTGGGCGCAGTCGTAACCCCTCATGTAGTCGAACACGAGCCAGTGGCCGCAGTTGTCGAGGCCGTATATAGACTTGAATGTCTCTGGCATGATGTTCTCGAATGTAGGCACTGCTATAAGAATCTTCACGATGGTCTCCTTCCTACCAAGTCACCGTACAGTGGTACACGGTCGTGAGGTCGGTCACGGCAAGCGTCGCCCCAGTGCCGAGCGATGTCGTCGAGGTACCTTTGGTCCACTTATAAGTTGACGGCGTCTTCGTAGCGCCGTTGACCATGAGCACCACGGCGAGCGTGGCCGTCCCAGCCGCCCAGTTGACGGCAGTCGGGTACACGGTCACGACAGCCTCGGGGCCGGTTGCACCCGTTGCTCCTGTGGCGCCCGTCTTGCCGGTAGGGCCGGTGGAGCCTGTTGGTCCCGTTGCGCCCGTCGCACCAGTCTTGCCAGTCGGACCAGTAGCCCCCGTCGCACCTGTGCTGCCCGTTGGGCCGGTGGAACCTGTCGGCCCCGTCGCACCAGTTGCGCCGGTCTTGCCAGTAGGCCCGGTCGCGCCCGTATGGCCAGTGGCTCCCGTGATCGACTTTGACAAGGTGAACGACTGAACGAATGCCTTGGAATCGGCGGTGATGGTCAGCGTGATGGTCACGTTGTCGTAAGCGGCCGTGGTGCCGCCTAAGTTCGCGCCCGACGCCACGTTGAGGACGAGCGAGCCAGCCGCAGACGCGGTTCCAGCCGTGTTCTTGTTGATCGTCACGCCGCTCGGCAACGTCGAGTATGCGATGGTGGCTGCGATTCGCGCCGTACCCTTGTACGCTGTGAACGGAATCGTTATCGTGGACGCCGCCGTAGCTGCCCTCGCGGTGGTGCATGCGATAGTCTGCGACTCGCTTCCGCACCATGCGCTGACGGCGTTTGCTCCCGCAGCGCCCGTTGCGCCAGTGGGCCCCGCCTCTCCCGTCGCACCCGTCGGGCCAGTCGGGCCCGTGGGGCCAGTCGCCCCCGTCGCGCCTGTTTTACCAGTGGGGCCGGTAGCGCCCGTGGCCCCGGTCTCACCAGTCGGACCCGTTGCGCCTGTAGCGCCGGTTTTGCCAGTCGCTCCCGTGAGGGCGAGCGACCACGTGAACAGCTTGGTGAACGAGTGCCCGTCGACTGTCACAGGAACGGTCAACGTGCCGTTCTTCGTGGCCATAGCCGTGGTGACCGACACGGTGAACGACGCGTTGGTTTTGCCATTGTTCGATATACTAGTGGTAAGTCCCGTAACCTGGCCGCTTATAGTGCCTATCGTCGCAGCTACCTGTGTAGCGCCCTTGTAGGCCAGGATGCCGCACGTGGCACTGCCGGCTACGGCCGCCGATGTGCCGCCTGCGAAGGTATGGCTCTCGTTCGTGAGCACGACGGTGTAGGCGTCCGCGCCAGCCGCTCCAGTTGCCCCGGTCTTTCCAATCGGGCCTGTTGCGCCAGTCGAGCCTGTCGGGCCCGTTGCGCCCACGGCCCCCGTCGCCCCAGTCGCACCCGTCTTGCCCGTGGGCCCCGTGGCTCCGGTCGGGCCGTCCGCAACGATAGGCACGGTCTGCGTGTCCAACTGCGTCGTAGTACCTCCTGCGAGATATAGCGAGCAACGGACGAGCTTCGCGGTGGACGTGGGACTGTAAGCCTTGCTTGACTCGTTTGCGGAAGACGTGTACTTCGCGGTCCACGTGCTACCGTCGGCGGATTCCTCGATCTTGAACCTGCCGGCGTAGGCGGACGGCGAGCCCGTTCCCTGGAGCCTAGTGGCAGAGAACGTTATCGAGGACGGGTTGAGCGTCCCTGCTTCGGATTTCACGATGACGGCTGGACTGCACATCAGGTCGTACGAGTACGCTGCGGTGCCAGCAGGCCCCGTAGCCCCAGTAGGACCCGTGGCGCCAGTCGCCCCGGCTTCGCCAGTTGCGCCCGTGGCTCCCGTCTTGCCAGTGGCTCCCGTAGCACCCGTGAGGGATAGCGCCCACGTGAACTTCTTGGTGAACGACTTGCCGTCCACCGTCACCGGGACCGTGAGCGTACCGCTCTTCGTCGTGAGGGTTGTCGCCGCCGTCGCAGTGAACTTCGCGGTCGTGGTTCCGTTATTGGAAATCGAGGTCGTGAGACCCGTGACCTGGCCTGAAATCGTGCCGATGGTTGCCGCCACCTGCGTCGCGCCCTTAAAGGCGAGCACCTGGCATTCCGTGGAGCTCGCCGTCGCGGCTGACACGCCGGCGGGGAACGTGTGCGACTCGTTGGTGAGCACTACGGTGTATGCATCGGCTCCGGCTGCTCCGGTCGCGCCTACTGCACCCGTAGCCCCTGTGGCACCTGTCTCCCCTGTGGGGCCCGTCGCACCCGTGGGTCCCGTCGCGCCGGTCTTTCCAGTTGGTCCAGTCGCGCCGGTCGCCCCGGTTTCTCCAGTCGGGCCTGTTGCCCCAACCGCGCCAGTCGCTCCTGTGGCTCCCGTCTTGCCGGTAGGGCCAGTCGCGCCTACCGCACCCGTAGCGCCTGTAGCGCCGTCCGAGACGATAGGCACGGTCTGAATGTCTAGCTGGGTCGTCGTACCGCCTGCGAGGTAGAGCGTCGCCCTGACGAGCTTCGCCGTCGCGGTCGGCGAGTACGATTTGCTCGACTCGTTCGCCGAGCTCGTGTACTTCACGGTCCACGTCGCGCCGTCGGTGGATTCCTCGATTTTGAAGCGCCCCGCATAGGCCGACGGCGTTCCCGTGCCCTGCAAGCGGGTCGCCGAGAACGTCACCGATGACGGCGTCAGCGTGCCCGATTCGGCTTTCACGATGGCTGCTGGGTTGCACATGAGGTCGTAAGTGTACGCAGCTGCGCCAGACGGCCCAGTGGCACCCGTAGGCCCCTGCGCGCCGGTGTCGCCCTTCGGGCCTTTGGCACCGTTCGCGAGGTGGACTGTCTGCCCCGCTACCGTGATGTCGGCCCCCGTGGCCGTCTGCGAGGTCGAGATGTCGAGCGTTGTGAGCACGTCTGACAATTTCTTGTTCGTGCCGATTATGACGTTGCCGCCGCCTATCGTTATCTTCGCCTGCTCCGTGGCGGTCGCGGGCGTGAACACGATGTAGGCGTCCTCGTTGCCGATGTACTGGGGGCGCTCGCTGTCGAACGTGATGGCCTCCCCGTAGGTGGCAACCACGTGGCCGTAGCCGTCTATCACGCTCACGCCCGTGTTCGAGCACAGCAGTTTGTACCCGCTGTCGTCCTTGAGCACGTAGAGCCCCGCGTTCGTGAGCGCGAGGTGGCTCGCCACGTACTGGCTGAGCGCCTGGTCCACGTGCAGCTCGTAGTAGCTCGCGATGTCGGCGTCGACGGGCTCCGCCACCGCCGTGTAGACGTACGGGTCTGCCTGCGTCCCGCTGCCGCTGCGGACGTAGTAGACCTTCGACGGGTCCACCGAGGCGTCGGCCGTGCGCTCGTAGGTGCCGTGCTCGGTTATCCAGTTCACCGTGCCGATTACGTCCTCGACCGTGCCGAGCTGCACGAGCGCGTCGTTCGCGGCGGTGGTGGCCCTGCCCGCCTGCTGCTTGGCCTCGTTGGCGCTCGCAGTCGCGGCACTCGCCTGCTGCTTGGCCGTGGCCGCGTCAGCCGTCGCGGCACTCGCCTGCTGCTTGGCCGTGGCCGCGTCAGCCGTGGCGCTCTGGGCCATCTGCTTCGCCGTGGCGGCATCCGCCGTGGCCTGGGAAGCGGCTGCGCCCGCGACCGCTGCGCTCGACTGGGCGTCGCTCGCTGAGGCGGCGGCGTTGGCGGCCGACCGCGACGCTTGCCCGGCGCTCGTTTCGGCACTCTCTGCGGCTGCCGCGGCGCGCCCGGCGTCCGCCTCGGCCGCTTCGGCAGCTACAGCCGCTCGTTCTGAGCTTTCCAGCGCGGTACTCGCCTTGCGGTCGACCTCGACTACGCGCACGATGCCCGCCGCGGGGTTCGTGGCGTTGCCGTCGATGGTGGCTCGGCCGTTCTCCACGCGCACGGTAACGACGTCGCCCTGGGACACGGAGGCGGTGGTGGACGAGACGGGGGTCTCCACGTCGGAGCCGTCGACGCGCACGTACACCGTGCCGTCCTTGTCGATGCGGTTCACGACGCCCGTCGTGCGCGTGCGCTTGCCCGCCGCCTTCGCTATCTTCCTGTCTATCGCGCGCTCGAGCGCGTTGGTCTCGTTAAGCATTGCCCACCGCCCTGACGGATTCCTCGACTACGATTCCCTTGTCGCACGCCAAGCGCTGCGACGCGACCTCGTACAGGCCGTCCATGCCGTGCTGCGGCAGCATGGCGCGCACCAGCGAGTAGGGCCCGACGTCGGGTTGCCACTCGCGGGCGTACGTCCGCTGGCCGTCGCCGTAGTCCACGCCCGGCATGAGGATGCACGACCCCTCGCGGTCGAGCACGAGCGCGGGCTCTACCGGGCGCTTCCGCACGTGGACCTCGCCGCGCCCGTCGATGGCGAGCATCCAGCCGTTTGGCTTCAGCACCGCCCACACGGCGGCGAGCACGGTCGAGTCGAGGTCGAACACGATGTTCTCGGCGAGCTCGAAGCCGCCCCCGTCAACGTGTACGGGCGCGTCGATGCGCTCGGCCAGCTGGTCCGCGCACCACCGAGCGCCGTTCACGCCCTTGGGCGCCCACGCGCCGTCGCCTATCCTGGCGTCGCCCGACGCCTGCCAGAGCACCGACTTGCCTTCCAGCTCGTCCTCGCGGAACCCCCTGTCGTAGCGGCCCCGCGCGGTCTCGAACCACAGCGTCGCCACGGGCACGGACTCCGAGGACTGGTCCTGCACGGCGTCCATGACGATGCGCAGCCAGCCCTGCTCGAAGGGCGAGGTCGGGTCTGCCGTGACCCTGACCGACGCGGTCTCGAGCATCGGGGATTCGTCGGTGCCGTCTCGGCTGACCTCTATCTCGTCGACGCCAGATACCGAACCGCTCGGCTCCCACGTGCTGGGGTTGATGCGCGCGACCCGAAACGTCGCGGCGTAGCTACCGTTCCAATCCACTTACGCCTCCTCGTCGAGCTCCACGGCGTTGCCGCCCGCGTCCATGAGCACGTCGCCGTCCCACGTCCAGCCAGACTTGGCCGCTCCCGTGCCGATGCGCACGCTCCCGCCGTCGTAGACGTGCAGAACGCCGCTCACGTGGCCGATGAACGACCACGCATCCAGCGGGTAGCCGCCGGCCGTGTCGTACACGGTGCCGTCCACGACCTCGACCGCGCCGCCGCCCCATTCGGGCGCGCTTATGTCGGATTTGCGCGGCCGGCCCGCGTCGCCCAGGTCGTGCTCGACGGCGTCGAAGCTCATGCCGACCTCCTTGGAGTCGTAGGAGCGCTCCACGGTGCCGGCGCGCACGTCGGCGGCGAACGCCAGCCCGTCCGGGGTGCGCACGAACACGCTTCCCGCGTGCTGCAGCATGTCGCGCACCGCCTCCTGCTGCTCGGCGTCCCTGAACTTCACGACGGCGGTGGACAGGTTCGCACTTCGCGACACCGCCCCGTTCCAGTGCGCCGTCCTCGTCCCGTCTACGTGCCCCCTGACCTCGGAATCCTTCTCGAATGAGTCGGACGCCGCGAAGTTGTATGGCAGCTCCACGAACTTGTCGGCCCAATCGAAGCGCAGCGAGCGGCATGCTATCGAGTACGCGGCGTCGTCGGATGCGCACGTGTCCCCGTCGGCGGTCTTGGTGACGGCCACGTAGGACAGGTTCTCGCCCCTCGACGAGAACGGCGCGAGCCTGTCGGTGACGGTCGAGCCGAACGGCACGTCGGACGCTATCAGCCGCTCGCCGTCGGGCGTTGACCTGTAGAGGTCGAAGCGGTCGCCCTTCTGGTAGTCGGCGGGCGCCGCGACCGCGATCTCGGCGCTCCTCGCCGCCTGGTCGGCGGTCACGGTCACGGTCGGCTGCGACGCGGTGTGCGCCCACTCGACGGTGAACGGCGCCTCGACGGGCTCGCTCGACAGCCCCGTGGCCGCGTCGGTGACGGACGCGCGCACGGTGTAGGCCGCGTGGTTGTGGAAGGCCTGCCCGCCAGGGAGCTCGACGGTCGCGGTTCGCTCCTGGCCCGTGCCCGACCACGCGGGCTCCGACGAGCCCGACCACACGGTGTCGCCCTCGGCCTGGTCGCCCGCCCCGCCGATGCCCGGGCCAGTGCTGCCAGCGGCGGTCACGGACACGGACACGGAGTCGCCCGTGTCGCTCGTCACGGTCACGGAGAGCGGCTGGGCGGTGAGCACGGATGGCACGGACAGCGAGCACGTCGGCGCGTCGGCGAACGAGAACGTCCTGTCGATCGAGCGCGCCCAGCCACCGCCCGTGGTCATCTCCAAGCGCAGCGTTATGGAGCTCGCGTCGCCGTACTCCTCGGGCGCGACCGCGTAGGCGCACGTCGATTCCTCGCGCTCCACGAGCACCGAGCCGTCAGGCCGCACGAGCCGCCACCTGGTCTGCGGGGCCTCGGTGTCGTAGGTCCACGACAGCTGCAGGGCGCTGCCCCTGGCCGTCGTGGCGTCGCCCGAGAGCACGACCATGGTCGGCGTGGTGTAGGGCGTCTCGTCGCGCACGCCCGAGTACTTCCCGTAGATGTGGTTGCCGTCGGCGTCGGTGTCGTAGGCCCTCGCCTTGACGTAGTAGCGCGTGCCCTCGGTCAGACCCTTGATGACGAGCCTGTTGGACGCGGTCTCGAAGGTCTTGGGGGGCGACGTGGACTCCCACGCGTCGGGGTCGCTGCTCCACGACACCTCGTAGCCGTCGTCGTCGGCCTCCTTGCCCGAGAGCACGGCCACGAGCGACTTGCCGTCCGCGCCCGGCACGAGCGAGTCGATGTTGGCGGCTCCCGCCACGGTGGAGGACTGGGATACGTCGAGGGCCTTGGCGCACACGGGCATGGAGAGCACCGTGTATCCGTCGCGCTCCGATTTCAGGCGGTACCACGTGTGCAATCCAACGTCGGACACGCCCTGCGCCCACGTGTCGGAGAGGCCGTTTGTCACGCCGTTGTCCGACATGACGTCGGTCCACCCCTCCATCTGCGACGCGCTCACGGGGTCGTTGTCGGTGGGCACGCCCTTGAGCCGCTGCAGGGTGATGGTCGTGGGGTACTGCCAGATCGCCTGCTTCTTGGAGTCCTCGCCGACCTTCACGCGCCCCGTGGACTTGACGGGCACGCGCACCATGGCGGTCTCCTTCACGCCCTTGGTGGCGTAGACTATGGCGGGCTCCCCGAGCGTGCCTGGGTTGGGATGCACGACGTACACGGTCTTTTCCGCCTTCGTGGAGTCCCCGCGCAATCCCTGGTTCTGCGCCACGAAGTGGCACGAGACGTACTTGCCGATGCCGAGGTTGAGTGCGCTGGGAACCTCCCACGCGCCGACCGTCTTTGACTTGTTGGCGTAGGTCGTGCCGTCCACCTTCTTGTCGGAGCCCACGCGCATCCAGCACTTCGTGCGCAGGCACTCCTTCGCACCGTCCGGGTGCTCGGTCTCGTACGCGGCCGTCACCCTGCCGTTGGACGAGCTGTAGGTCAGCGTGATGCTCGGGGCGTTGGGGACGGCGAGCTTGAGCGCCTTGTGCGCCCACGGGCCGTACACCCGCTTCGTCTTCTTGCCGACTGTCTGGTCGTTGTAGCCGCGCACCCAGCACTCGATGTAGGCGAGCTTGGGCTTGCCCTTGTAGGGATGGAACTTCTTGCGGTCGAAGGTGTCCGAATCGCTCTTGGTCTTCTCCTTGCCCGTCGAATCCCTGTCGAGCACGTCGCCCTTGCTCTTCTTGTGGCCCTTGGTGGCGGGAACCGCGTCGTATATCCAGTCTATCTGCAGCCCGTCGAAGCGCACGTCGTCCTTCGCGCCGCTCTTCACCGCCTTGGCGGGGACGTTCCACGACGTGGACGCCTTCGCCCCCTTGCGGGTCGGCGCCTTCATCTTCGATACGGAAGTCTTGAGCTTAGTGGCCTCTTTCTTCGCCATGCTAACCCTCCATCGCGAGCTTGCGGTCGAGCATCCGCGCGAGGTCGTTCGCCATCTGCGCGGCGTCGGCGCTCGCGTCGTACTGCAGGTACACCGTCACGTTGCGCGTCTCGGACTTGCCGCTGGCGCCTTCCATGTTCATGGCGATGGCCCTCGCTATCGGCTCCATGTACTTTCGGTTCGTCAGCGGGATGACTGCGCCGCCCGTAGCCCAGTTCAGCACCGCCTCCGCGCCGTCCTCGCCGACCCAGCCGTTGTTGGTGAGCGTCGGGCGCGTGACGATACCGCCCGTGGCCATGCGGGGAACCACCGCGGCCGATGACAGGTCCCAGGGCGTGGACGAGTAGCCGCCCATGTAGGAGCCGCCGCCCAGCGATCCCGACAACTGGGCCTTCACCGCCATGTACACCGTGCCGACCACGGAACCGTCGATGCCGTTCACCTTGTTATAGAACGAGGACGTGTCGGCCCCGACGCCGATGGTGCCTGTGGAGCTGTTGGCCTTGTCCACCGATGCCTTGACCTTCTGGTCGGCCTGCGAGGTGTTCGAGTCTGTCTTTGTCGTTGCTTTCGTAGCGTTGGTCTTGGCGACCCAGCCCGCCACCTTGTTGGTCGCGGGGTCGGTTATCGCGATGACGTTGACCTTGCCATCGGGCAGGCTCGCAACGTCGTTCTTGAGGGTGCCGACCGCGTTCACGCCGTCCCAGATGGTGCCCTCGTCATCGACCGTGTAGGTCTTGTCGCCGACCGAGAGCGAGTTCAGCGTGGCGAGCTTGCCGTTCTGCTTGACTATCGTGCCGTCATCGGAGACGTAGTAGGTCTTGTCCCCGACCTTCACGGCATTGAGCCCCAGCAGCTTGGCGGTGTTCTCGTCGACCTTCACGCCCATGTCGGCCAGCCCCGGGATGATCGATGCGAGGGTGCCGTCCCACGCGGCGCCCATCTGCTCCACGACCTCCGAGTTAGCCGAGAGCGTGTCGTAGTCGAGGTTGAGGTTGCCCAGCGCCTCGGCGAAGCCCGTGACCGACTGGTAGTTGTTCCAGATGGCCACCTGCAGGGCGTCGTTGTCGGCAACCCACTGCTGCGCTGAGGTCGAGCCAGCGGCCTCAGCGGCGGCCATGAGCTTCATACCCTCCTCGTACTGGTTCATCGCCGAAGTGGTCTCGCCGAGCCTGGCCTTGGTCTTCTCGAGGGTCTCGTTGGCGGCGTCCATCTGGTACTTGTACTGGGCGACGGTCTGCCAGTCGAGGTCCGTGTCGGCTGCGGCCTCGTTGTACTTCTCGGTAGCGGCCCTAACCTTGTCCTCGGCGTCGGCAACCTCGTCGAGGGCCATGCGGTAGTCCTCCATCTTCGTGGAGTAGCTTTCCTTGAAGAACTCGGCCTTGGCTGCGTTCATCATCGCGGCGGTCAGCTCGTCGAACGCCTTCGCGGACAGCTTCGCTCCGTCCTGCATGAGCTTGAGCTTGCCGCTCGCCGTCTCGGAGACCGAGATAGACGTTCCAGCGGCGCCGTTGTACAGCTCCACGGCCGTCTTGAGCTCCGCCATGGACTCGGCGCTGCGGTCTCCCTCGTTGTACGCCTTGAGAGCAGCCTTGACCCGCTCTCCGTAGTCCTCTATGAGCGCGGTGTTGCCGTAGGTCTCCTTGGCCGACTGCTTTATCTTGCGGTTGCTCTCGGCAAGCTTGGAAACCAGCTCGTCGTAGGACATGCCGAGGTCGGAGACGGCCCTGCCCTGCTCGTCGAGAACCGTGCCCAGCGCCGCACCTATGGTGTCGCCCGCGCCCTCGGCGGCTTCCTCGGCCTCCTTCATCTTCCTGATGTAGTCCGATATGGCCGCGACCGCGATGGACGCCCCTGCCACGACTGCTGCGAAGGCGAGGTTCGTTGCGAGGGACTTGCCAAGCGACTTGGCAGCTTCCTTGAGCGTGCCCATCTTCGACTTGAACCCGTCCGCACCGCCGCCTGCTTCGGCGAATCCCGACTTCATGATGCCGATGGCCTTGCCCATGGCGCTTGACTCGGTGACGAACGCCTTGACGTTGTTGGACGCCGTCATGAAGGTGGACACCATCGTGAGAGCGGGGCCGGCCAGCGCGGCTAGACCGAGGGCAACCACGGTCGTGGTCTTCGCTCCCTCGTCCATGCCGTCGAACAGGTCGAGCGCGGCCTGTGCGAGCTCGGTGAGGGACGATACGACGGGCGTGGCCCCCTCGGCCAGCGACGCCATCGCGTCGGTTCCGATGTTGGAGAGGATCGAGAGCTGGCCCGAGAAGCCCTCGGCCTTCTTCTGCGCCTCCCTCGCGGCATCCCCTGCCGCACCCCATGCGTCGGACTGGCCGTCCCATGCGTGCTGGGACATGGACAGGTTGTCGTTGAGCCCCCCGATGGTCTGCATAAGGCCCTCGATGGCCTGCTTCTGGCGGGTGCCGGTGATTCCCATGGCCTCGAGGGTCGCGTCGGCAGAACCGCCCTCCTTCTCGATACGGTTCAAGCCCTCGACGAAGGACTTCACCGCCATGATGGGCTTCTCTTCCCAGGTGTTCGCGAACTCTTCGGAGCTCATTCCCGCCACCTGTGCGAAGGCGTCGAGGGCTTCGCCGCCGCCGGCCACGGCGCCCTCCATGTCGGAGAGCGTGTTGGCTATCGCGGTACCCGATGCTTCCGTCTTCATGCCCGTGGAAGCGATTGAGCTCGACAGCGCGAGGATTTCGGGCACCGTCAGCCCGACGATGGTGCCCATCGAGCCGATGCGCGTGGCGATGTCCACTATCTGGTCCTCGGTGGACGCGCCGTTGTTGCCCAGGCGAACCAGGGCGTCGGCGTAGCGACTGTACTCGTCCGAGGTCATGTGCGTGATGTTCGCCAGCTTGCCCAGGGAGGACGCCGCCTCCTCCGTGTCGAGGTTCGTGGCAACGTCCAAATTCGACACCGTCTCAGCGAATGCTCCGAGCGAGTCCGTGGCTATACCGAGCTCGCCGCCGATGGCCTCGATTTGAAGTATCTGCTCGGCGCTGGTGACGTGGGTCTTGGAGAACTCTATGGCTCCCTGCCTCAGCGCCTCGAACTGCTCCTCGGTGCCCTCGACGGTCTTGCGCATGTCACGGTAGGCCGAGTCCATGTCCTGCGCCGCAGTGACGGTGCGCCAGCCGAGCATGGTTATCGCGGGCGTGAGCGTGGAGTACATGGTCATGCCCGCCGACTTCAGCGTTGACGCGTTGAGCATCGACTTGCCGCCCAGGCTTGTCAGCTCCATGCCCTTCTTCGCGGACTTGGCGTAGGCCGTGGTCTGGGACAGCTCGCCCTGGAGCCGTTGGAGTTCCGCGCACTCCTTGGCGGTCTCGAAGTCGGCGTCCAGCTCCCTGGCGCTCTGGCCCAGGCGCTCCACGTCCGCCCTGGCGTCCTTTACCTGCGATTCGAGCTGCTGGATTTCCTCGACGGGAGCCTGGGCGTCCTTCAAGCGCTGCAAGGACTGATCCAACGCGCTGAGGTTGCCCTTGGCCTGCGCGAGCTCGTCGTTGGCCTTCTGCCACTTGTCGGTGGCCTCCTGGATGAACCTGGGGAGGTTCTTCTCCTTGGCGAGCGTTTCAGACAGGCGGCTCTCGTAAGCTCGTACCTGTCTGGAAAGCTCCGCCGCCTTGTCCTGGGCGAGGTCGTAGCCACTTGACAGCGCCTTCAAGCGCCCCACGGCCGCAGATAGGTTGGACGGGTCGCTCCTGAGCGCGGCCTCGTACGACCTGGCCTGCTTGGTGCACTCGGAAAGCGCCGCGTCCATCGCCTTGATTCGGGCGGCGCTCTGCTGCCAGTTGTCCTCCGAGTACTTGGAGACGGTGTTCAGCTCGCGCACGGTGGCGGTGGCGTTCTTCGCCTCGGACTCGAAGCGCTGCATGTCCACGGCCATCTTCTCGAACTGCGCGGCCTTGTCGTAGGCGTCCTTGTTCCCGAGGGCTTCCCTGAACGTCTCGCGCATCTGGCGGTTGGACGCTATCTGCTCGTCGGTGAGCGCCCCCAGCGTCCTCATGTCGGCCAGCAGCTCGTCTATGTCGGCTACGCGCCCCGCGTCGGACAGGTCGAGCTTGATGCGGTCCACGTCCTTGTCCACGTCGCGGGTGATGATGCCCAGCTCGCGGAACTTGGCGATAACGGCATCTACTTCCTCGTCGGCGCCTTCCATGTTGAGCGCCTTCTTGATGCTCCTGGTGCCAAGCTTCTCGAACTCGCGGTACATCGCGGCCAGGGACGCCGTGACGTCCTCGTAGCGCTTGTCCGCCGCCTTCGCGGCCAGCTCGACGTTCTGGGTGGCCTTGGCGAGCGCCCGGACGCTCGTGGCGGCGCCGCCAACCGTGACCGCCTGCTTGCCCAGCTCCTCGTAACCGCTCTTCACGAGGCGGAGCTTGGCGTAGAGGGCTTCCGCGCGGTTGGTGGTGAGCTTCATGCGCGTGGACACGTTGCTCAGCTCGCCAGGGTTGAACCGCATGGCGCGGGTTATCTGGCGGATTTGGGATTGCAGCTCCGCCGCCGCCTTGGTGGACGCCTTGAGAGCCGAGTTGAGCTGGGAGGTGTCGCCGCCTATGCGGATAGTAAGGCCTTTGTACTCTGCCATCTGCGGCACCTCCTAGAACGAATCGATATCGGCCTGGGTCGCGTCCCTCACGCTCGGGCCGTCATCCTGCGCCTCGGCCGTCGCCTGCACGTACCATGCGGCGCGGCTGTAGGGCATTGTCATCACGTCAACCTTGCTGAACCCCAGCTTCAGCATCGTCAGCTCCGTCTTTGTGTACGCGAGCCTTGCGCCTGCGCTTCGGCTTGTCGAGCTGTTCTGCGAGCTCTTCGGCTGCTTCGGCGAGTGAAGGAAAGCAGGCATCGATCTCCTTGACGAGCAGCAGGTGCAGCTTGTACATGTCGATGTCGTCTCCCGCGTGCGCTCGGCTCCACAGCAGGAAGTCGCCCACCTGCTTGTCGCCGTTGAGCTTCGCCTCGCAGCCGCACTTGAGCATCGCCCAGAGCGCGCGTGCGTCAGCCTCCCAGTTCGCGGCGAGCAGCCTGCCCAGCGGCGTGCCGTCGTCGCCGTCGGCGTAGTCGGTCACGTCGTCCACCAGCGACTTGTGGGGGCTGGAAGGGTCGTTCTGGAACGCCTGCTCGTAGATGGTCAGCGCGTGGATGCTGCAAATCGCAGTCCACTCGTCCGTGGATTCGCCGAAGGCGAGCGGCCCCTTGTCGGCAACCTGCTCGCCCTCTGCGTTCTCATCCACATGCTTGAAATGGATGATCATGTCACTCCTTACGCGCCGACGATGTAGACGGCGGTGAACCAAGCATCGAACTGGGTCTTGGTCGCCTGCTCGTTGGTGACGGAAGCCTTGATGACGTTGACCGTCTTGTTGTCGATGGTCAGGTCGCGGCCGATTGCCACGCCAGTGATCTCGTCGGTGTCGGGGTCGACCGAATCGGTCTTGGTGTTGCCCGTCATCGTCGGGCGGTTGAACTTGACGTTGTACAGCACGCCGCGCTTCTTGACCTTGGAGCCGTTGAACTCCCACAGGAACGCGCAGCTCGCAGGCTCGGCATCGGCAGGCTCGTACACGACGCCGTTGTCGTCGGCTACGTAGCCCAGCAGGTCAATCTTGGCCTGGTCGCCGAACACGGCGATGGTGACGGAGACCTCGTAGCCCGTGTTGCTGGAACCCGTCTCGTAGGCGATATCGTCGGCGTAGAACGTCCACGTGTCGCCCTGCGGGGTCAGCGTGAGCTGGGTGGCGCCGGGCATTGCCACGGGTGCGGCGTACGTGCCCGCAGTAGAGCCCGTGCCCTCGGTGTAGAGCGCGTAGTGCGCGTTGGAGATGCCGAAGCGTACTCCCTTGGAATCGCTCATGATTCCTCCTCCTTCGTGTAGGTGAAGTCGTATTGCTCTATGTGGCACATCTCGCTCTGGCTCCACGAGCCAACCTGCTCGACGGGGCCGAAAGCGCTTTCGAGCGCGTCCCGCACGCTGGCTTCCAGCGCGGGATCGGCCGATTTCTCGAACAGCTCGACGTGTATCTTCGGGAACCTCGCGTACGTGCCGTCATCGGTGTAGAACTCGCCGTTGTCATCGACCGTGTAGACGAAGAACGGCGGCTTTGGGGCCTTGTCCACGGGGTACGCCTCGAATCGCCCCGGGATGCCCAGTCCCGTGAGCACGGCGTACGTCTCGTCCATGTGGCTCATAGGCCCGCCCCCAAAGCCGCCACGATGACCTTCTCGGTCAGCTCGAATCCGTCGTCGGCTGCGGGCGCCACGTGGACAATCGCCCTCGTCCTGCCGCCGCCGACCTTGGCATGGCCCTTTTCCAGCAGGTGCGGAAGGCCCGGCATCTTCGAGTAGACGTGCCCCTGCACCTCCTTGCCAGAGCCCTCGACGCGCATCCTGATGGACTTGGCGTAGTCGCCCTTGTCCACGGGAGCGCCCGAAGACCACTCGTCCTTGGACAGCTCGCAGCCGGCCTTGACCCCCGCTAGGAGGGCTTCGTCGGAGACCTCCTGGACGTTGTCCAGGATGGCCTGCAAATCTGCCATGAAGCGGTCTGCCATGCTAGTCGTTCCTCGCGTGCTCGGAGAGCGTCAGGATGGTGGACTCCCACCCCTGGCGGCTCGTCTGGTCGATATCGAGCTCTACCCCGTGGTAGACGGCCTGCGTGTATGGCCGCTCCTCGAACTCGAGGGTCTTGACCTCCACGCGGGCCGCTATCTTTGGCCCCAGTTGGGCGGCGGTGGCCCAGGTGTCAAGCCCCGTGTACCACGGGTTGCAGAACACCTCGGTGTCCACTGGTTCGCCCTCGCGCTCGATGCCGTACTGGTCGACCGTCACCGCACTCGTCACGTCCCGCAGGACGATGGTGTCGCTCCACCCGCTCATTCGGACGCCCCCTCGTAGTGGACGTTCTGCTTGCCGTTGAGCAGGCTCGCGACGATGGAGCGGTAGGTGGACAGGCAGGCGTTTCGCTCGCTCGCCTCCACGTCGCGCCCGTAGAGCGCCTTGCAGTAGACGATGACCGCCGTCTTGACGATGGGCATGTAGTCCTCGCTTTCGGCGTCGGCGTCCTCGGCAAGGAACTCGGGCTTCACGCCCTTGTTCTGCATGTCGAAGAGCGCCGTGCCGATGTACGTGGAAATCTCCCCGTCGGTCTTGTCGGTCATCACGCGCAGCGCGCACCTCACGTCATCGAGCAGGGCCATGTTCTAGTCCTCCTGGGGCTTCTTGGCCGTGCGCTTGCGTGCCGCGACCCTCGACGCCCTCTTCTCGGGGGTCTCGGGGCTCTCGGCGGCCTTCTCCACCAGCACGGCGTCGTCGGGCTGGTCGCCCTCTTCCCAGCGGTAGGTGCGCCCGTCGGGCATCTTGTAGATTCGCAGCATCTTGGGCACCTCCTGTTAGGACACGGTGATGTCGCAGAAGCAGGCGGGGCGCTTGACGGCCACGACCTCGCGGGACTCGGCGCGGACCGAGACCAGGTTCTTCTCGAAGTCCGTGTCGTTGGAGTTCGTGGAATCGACGCGCACGCCGTCTGCCTTGGAAACCAGCTCGACCGCGCGGTTGACGAACGCGCCCACCAGGACGTGGTTGGCGGTCATGTCGGCGGACTTGGCGAACTGCATCTCGAACAGGGACTTGTAGCGCTGCTCGGCGAACGGGTTGCCGGCCATGTACTCGTCGAGCGTGTTCTTCGCCTTGCGGATGGTCTTCCAGATCGCCGGGGTGACGACGACGGCGTTCGGGGCGATGCCCGTGGCGTCCTCCACGTCGGCAGCGGCGTCGATGATGCCGTCGAGGATGTTGATGGCCTCCTTGCCGGCGGTCGTGGTGACGCTTGCGGTTGCGATGCCGCTGGTGCCGAGCAGGTCGGTCACGGCCGTGGTCTGGCGCGAGGCGTGCAGCTCGTCGACGAGGTCGCCGTTGATGGCGTCCACGACGTACGGGGCGTCCTCGAACAGCTCCTCGGTCATCTTGATGAGACCCGTGAGCTTCTTGAGGGTGGCCGACTTCTGCTCGTACTCGAAGGTGAGCTTGTTCTTCGTCGCGCCCTCTGCGGTGACGCCAGCAGAGCCCGTCTTCTGCTTGTAGACCGTCCAGGTGTAGACCGGCTCGGAGATGGACTTGCGCGGGAACAGGTCGAGCACCGTCAGCGGCGTCTCGGGCTTGCGCACGACCTCCTTGTCGTACTGGACGGCGGTCACGCCGCTCGTGGTAGTCGGATCGCCCGCGGCGCGCATGGCGTACGGCGTGGCGATGTAGCGGTTGTCCGCGGACTTGTGCTCCTTGCGGAACTGGACGAAATGCTCGCCCAGGGAAGCTGCACGCTCCATAGCGGTCTCCTCCTTGATTTCTGCGGCCTCGACGGACTTCGCTGCGCCCGCGACGACCTTCTCCATGTTTCGCTGCTCCATCTCGGCGAGCTTGGCGCGGCGCTCGTCCTCGGCCTCGATGGTGCCGAGCTCCGAGTCGATTGCCTCGGCCTGCTCCACCGTGGCGTCAGCGGGCAGCTCCTTGGCGAGCCCGATAACCTCGGAGCGGCGCTGCTCGTACTCGTCCGCTCCAAGCGAGCGGTACGCGAGCGCGTCCATTGCGGTGAACTCCATGTGGGTTCCCCTTCCTAGTCGAATTTCATTGCCCTGGCGCGCAATGCAAGCTCCCTGCGCTTGCGCTCCACCCGCTCGGCCTGCTGCGCCTCCCGCAGCTTGCGTGCCTCGATCTCTCCGTCGATGACGCGCCTCGCGCTTATCTCCGTGTTCGGGTCAGCCGGGCGGCTGACCGCGCTCACGTCGAATACCTTCTTGATGCGGCGGATGTGGAACGTGACGACGTGGTTCTCGACGTCCTCCTCCACGTCCTCCTCGGCGATGGTGAACGCCCAGCTCATCTTGTCCACCATGCCTGCCTGGATATCCTCGTACATCTGCTCGGCGAGCGACGTTCGCGACAGGTCCGCCGCGATGTAGAGCCCGTGCAGCTGCGGCTCGATGTAGAGGGTGTCGTTTCGGTTGCGGGCGTAGACGCGCCCCTCGTGGTCGTACAGGAAGATGACGTCGGACACGTCAGCGCCCTCCATGCAGCCCTCGTGCATGACCTCGACGTACTTCCACCCCTTGTGGACCTCGCCGCGGGAGTCAGTCCAGTCGGGCTCCTCCCAGAGCACGTACGGGTCCTCGAACGTGGTGGCGTAGCCCTCCACGAACTTCTCGCTGCCGAAGCGGTTCTGCGGCGTCTCGTTGCCGTCCTCGTCGACCTCCACCGCCACGGCTGGCGCGGAGAACGGCTGCGCCATCATTCGGTAGTCGCGTTCCTGCGGTTTTGCTGGCATATCTGTTTCCTTCCTAGCCTTCGTCAACGTCGTCCTCGTACTTGCCGTCCACGTCGTTGTAGATGTCGTCGTCGCCGCCCAGATCGAAGTCCTTGGCGTCCTCTATGTCGGACGGCGGCAGGGCCGTGGCGAGGTTGCCGCCGCTCGTGTAGATGACGTTGCCCTGCATGTCGAGCACCATGTACTCGCCGCGGTTCACGAACACGTCCCCGCCCGGAACCGGCGGTAGGCCGAGAATCTGACGGCCCTCGTTGATGGTCATGAGCCGCCTGTCGGTCATGTCGCGCACCATGTTTCGCTTGGAGGCCGCGGACATGAACTGCATGCGGTTGGCAGTGAAGCTGATGTTGTTGGTGAGCATGGCGCGGGTCGAGAACATCATCTTGTTCAGGCCCTCGCTAAGCTGGATGGCCCACGTTTCTATCTTGCCCTCGTAGTAGCTGTCCCAGATTTCCTCGGTGCAGTCGTTCTGCAGGATGCGCTTGTTGGTTCCGAAGTAGTTGAACACGTGGTCGTCGATGCGCTGCATCTCCACGCTGTCTATCGTGTAGGCGTTGTGCGCCACGGGAGTGACGCTGTCCCACGTCTGGTCGTAGGTGAGCATGCCCGTGGAGTTGGACGGCCCGAGGTTCTGCTCGGCGAAGCGTTTCTTCTTCGCCTCCATGTCCTCCTCGTCGACCTGGCCCACCATGCGACCGATGAACATGATCTTCGAGCCGATGGCGATTGCCGTGCGCTCGGCGTCTGCCTGGGCGTTGAGCAGCGAGAGGGTGTCCGCGAGCTTGTTAGGCGTGCCGAACAGGTCGGAGACGTACTGGTACTTCGAGAGCACGCACACGTCCTTGGCCGAGTACGCGATTGGGTCGCTCGCGGGCATCTGGAACTTGAACCACAGCTCGCCGCCCACGTCCATCGCATCGGCGCTCGCGCACTTGAGCGGCCACAGCCCCGTCGTGCGCCCCTGCGCGTCGTGGAGCCTGATGACGAACGCCGTGCAATCGACCTCGTAGATGGTCGCGAGACGGTACAGGAAGCGGCTCCACGTCATGTACTCGTTGGGCCATGTGCGGAAAAGCTGCTCGACCTGCTGGATGGGGCCCTCGTAATGAGGTTCCAGCTTCGAGCATGCGTTGGCGAACGAATGGACGCAGGCGCGCATCAGCTCTTGCTCGTAGAGCGAGCCGTTCCATGTCGTGTATGATGGCGTGTACTCCGTGAACGTGGAGAACCCGCGCTCCGTGCGCTTCGGCGCGAGCCAGCCCTTTATCGTGTCGATGAAACCCAAAGCGCCCCCGTCTTCGGTTCTGCATGGTCTTTCATCTTGTTTCTTATCCCATTTTCGGGACAGGCGTTCGCGGGAGTGTAAAGGAAAAGTGGTTTTCGAGCTGCGGATATGAAAAAAGCCGCCCCGAAGGACGGCTCGAACGTGTCAATGCGTATTAATTAATCGTCAGGCTCCATGCCGACCTCTCGCTCGCGGTTCTGCACCCTCGGCCCCGCTATCTGCATGTACTCCCACTCGCGCTCGATGCCCACGAAGCGCCTGCCGAGGTTCGCGCAGGCCACGCCCGTGGAGCCGCTGCCCATGAACGGGTCGAGCACCACCCCCCCCTGCGGGGTGACGAGCTTCACGAGCCATTCCATGAGCGCGGTCGGCTTGACCGTGGGGTGCGTGTTCCCCTCGCCCCTGTCCTTCTTGGACGCTTTCGCGCAGTAGAAAAACCTCGCTGGGGTGTCGGCGGGCGCTCGGCGCATCCCTGGTTTCGCCGCGAACGATGTGGACCCCTTGTCGGCGTAGGTACGCTCCGCGCTGTCCTCGCCGTCGCGGAAGGTGTTGAAGAACCGCGCCGCGCTGCCAGTATCGCCGCGCTTCTTGAACTCGGAGTCGGTGCCGTAGTCTCCGTAGCAGTTCACCGAGCTTTTCGCCTGCGCCTTCCTGTCGGCGAGCTGCCCGTTGCTCTGCGGGAACAGGTCGAGCACCATCTGTGAGCCGTCGTGGGCAACATTGGCAGGATAGCGGCCCTTCTCGCCGCTTTCGGTGGGGACGCGGCATGCTTCGATGTTCATGGCACCCACACCCCACTTGAGCACGTTGGCGGCTATGGTGCCCTCCACGGGCTTCTGGGCGACGATGATCGGCTCCCACGCTGGTTTCAGGGCCGTGTTCCAGCCCTCCCACTCCTTCGCGGTGTCGCTGAGGGCATGCACCTGTTGTTGTTGTTGTTGTTTGCGCCCCGCGTGCATGTGGCCGCCCTGCATGCCCACGTCAACGGTGCGCTCGCCGATGACCTCGCCGACGTAACCGCTGGCCTTGTCGATGGCCTTCGCAACGTCCATGCCGTGCGGGAATCCGCTGCCGTAGAGCCAGCACACGCAATCCTTCACCTTCCAGCCAGCGTCCTCGATGGCGCACGCCATGCGGTGAAAAGTCCTCGTGCCGCCGAAGCACAGGAGGTAGGCGCCTGGTTTGGCGACGCGCAGCGCTTCCTCGAAGATGGGGGTCATGACCGCTTGGAACTTCTCGTTCTCGCTCCTGCGCGTCCTGGCCTGGTCCGCCGCGCACGTCGGGTGGTGGTTGCCTCCAACCTTGTCGAAGGTGGCGTCCGTCCTCGCGCCGCCCTTGCGCCCGTCGCCGAACGTGTCCCATGCGACTCCCATGAATGCCAGCCCATAGGGCGGGTCCGTCACTATCGCGTCTATCGAGTTGTCGGGCATGGAGCGCATAACGTCCATGCAGTCTCCCAGGTGCAGCTTGCTCATATCATCCCTTCCACGTGCTCGTGACCATCTGGATGTACTCGTCGTAGTAGTCCAGCAACGTAATGTAGGCGTCCAACTCGGCCATGAAGCCGTCTATGCGGTTCGCGGGGTTGTTGTTGCGCTTGTCGGGCTGGATGTTCTGGTTAACGTCGGTTTTGACCTGCACGTTCATGCGGCACCACCTGTTGATGGGGTTGCCGTTGTCCACGATCCTGCCCCTCGCGTAGTCCGCTTTCAGGCGCTTCATCGGGTCGGACAGGGTTTGCACACCCTGGCGCACCTTGCGGCACCTGCTCTCGCCGACGAACAATTCGAGGTTCTTCACCGTCGAGTCGTCCATGTGCCACGGGTCGAACCCGCATGCGAAGCAGAACAGCTTCTCCTTGCGGAGCTCCTGCAGCCATTCGAGGAACACGGACTTGGGGATGTGGTTGCCGGGGACCACGCGCAACAACCCCTGCGACTCCCAGAGTCGGTACGGCACGTTGTCGCGCTCCTTGGTGAAACCCGCGTCCTCGCGGGGCGTGAGCTGGTCCTCGGGTATCCAGTACATCGAGCGCTCGTAGATCGTGTCGTCCACCAGAGTGCCGTCCGTGTAGCGTTCCCCGCGCATGAATAGGAACTGCGCTGCCGAGAGGTCGATGGAGTCCGATGCGTCGAACCCCGCGATGCCGTACTTCAAGCCTATCGTGGACATGTCTACCTGCTTGTCGCTGCCGCACTCCGCATACGTGAGCCACGAGGTCGACTGGTTCTGAGGGATGTTGAAGTGCTTCACGAGCACGGCGGGGCGCTGCGCTGGGTCGGCCTTGGCCTTCTCCACGAGCGGTTCGAGCTTGTCGAGCGGCTTGACCGTTCCCAGGCCAGGGTTGCTCTTCAACCACGTGTCGGGCTTCAACCACTCGTCTGGCTCGTCCTGCTCGTATATGACGGGCAGGAAGCGGTCGTCCTCCACCTCGCCATCCAGGATGCGCTTGGCGTAGTCGTACTGCGCGTCGCCGATGGAGTTGCGCACGAAATTCGCGGTGGTCAGCTCCCACATCATCGGCTGGGAGCGCGTGAGTGCGAGGCGCATCTGGTCGTACGGCCCGCGGTCGTCCCACGCGGCTATCTCGTCGGCTACGACGTGATGCGGGTTCGGGCCGTCGAGCGACTTCGGCGAGCCGGAGAGCGTGACCACGTAGCCGTTGGTCTTGTCGCAGAGAATGCCCTGCTTCATGCGGTCCTTGACCTCACCCGTGCGCTCCCATTTGGCGAGAGCTGGCGATTGGCGCCGCATGGTGTCCACGCCGCCGTAGCACAGCCCCGCCTGCGGCTCCGCAGACGCGATCACGTAGCACTCGGGCTTGCCCTCGCCGTCCGAGGTCATCATGTAGTGGGTGATGCCGGCGACGAGACTGGTGTTGTGCGTCGCCGTGTAACGTTTGCCGCAGAGGAACAGGTGACGCGGGTTGTCCACCGCTATGCACTTCGACGGCTCGTTTGGTATCGGCTCGACGCTGCGGATGCTCTTGTAGGTCATGCGGGCATGTAGATGGTCTTTCAGGCGCTTGTACTTGCGCGTCAGCCTGAAGCACGGGAACGTCTTGTCGGTGAAAAACTGAATCTTGTACGCCTTGCATTCCTTGCCGTTGCACATGATGGTCTTGAACCTGTGCGTGGCCTTGATGCCTAGGCCAGAGAGCAGTTCGAGCATGTCGTCCAGCATGCGAGTTTCTTTTTGGGAGAACTCGCATTGACCGCTTTTGGCAACGAATCCATCGGTGTCCATCAGCCCTTGAAGCAACGCTAAACGCTGTTCGACCGATGCATTAAGGTACTGCGTCGGAATATGCTTGTTCCCCAGAACACCCAGCTTTCGCAGCTTGCCCCTAAAAGATTCGTCGGCGTGAGTCTTCCTCGACTCTCGGGGCATACTGTCTATCGAGAACGTGGTGGCCCTGTTCCTATGCAGGTTCACCGTGCACATGTGGCCGCACCTAGCGACGTTCATAGCCATCTCTTCGAGGTCTTTATCGTCGCAAGTGATTCTGTTGCTCGCGCTCGCGCCGTCACCTAGCCACACGCCGAAAGTATACGGATCGATTGGCAAGTCGGCTTCGTCATGCTCAACGGGTGCGTTCATGGGAACACGCCAGTTGTATTTGCGGTATCCGTTACGGTCTACGGAATAAACGTCTTGCGCTATCTCTTCGGTCGTAAGCTCGACGGTGCGGTGCTCCTGGTCGATGGGGTGGCCGTGATAGGTCTTGAGCGTTATGTTCTTCTTTTTGCCGTAGTCATCTCTGCGGAAGCGCCTATGTTGAACCGTCCAAACATGGTCGGCGCTCGCCTTGACCTGCTCGCCGTCCTCGAACGTCACGAGGTACATGGGCTTGTCGAATATCTCGGATTCCACGAGCACACGGGTCGGCTTGCCGTCCACGCCGTACACGTAGTCGCCCGGATGCACGTCCGCCATCGTCTTGTAGCCATCGGGGGTCGGAATGGGCGTGTCGAGGCTCAGCGCCTTTCCGTTCTTTTTTGCGACCCACCACAGCACCTCGTTGTACTGGCGAATCCCCTCGTCGTCCACGAAGCCGTAGGCAACCTCGACGAGGAACTTCTCGTACGGCTCCATCGTCATCGGGTTGCCGAACTTGCGTCCCGACGGCACGCAGCAGAACCGCTGAATGAAATCCACTGGCCTACGCGCCCTGTCGCGGTCGTAGTGCCACCTCTTGTAGCCTTCGGTGAAGCGCGGTTTCAGCATCTCGCAGAGCTGGATCAGCTTCTTGCAAGCAATGGTCTCGCCGCTCAATACCGACCGAACATATCGTTCCGCGCTTGTTTCTTCGCTAGAGGTCGCCATGACTACTCAGCTCTTCTCCATCGGTATCCGTAGGCTATTTGCTGCTTACCAGCAAGAACCATAGAGATGCCAGATGCCGTTCGCTTTTTACCAGCCCACACAGACGCATCCCCTACGCATTTGAACCGCTTAATGACATTACCATCAGCATCTAGTGCTTCTACTGGCTTTTGTATCTCCTTGCGCTCGTAATGGTTCCTGTTGCTTATTTGAACACTTGCGTTAACCCATCGGCAATTCCACGGGGCGTATGGGCCGTTGTTGTCTATTCTGTCTATCGACAGGTCATCTCGGTAGCCATTAGCAAGCGCCCAGTCTCTAAACGCAGGGAAAGACCTATCACCATTCCACTGCCTACAAACGTATATTCCTCGGCCCCCGTATCTGCCATACGCGCCATTGTTAGGATTATTGCACCGTTGCTTCATGTTTCCCCAGATACGATATAGGCGTGTGTTATATCCGTTATGTCTTGTTATTCCTCTCGTTCGTTTGTCTTGCGTTTCACAACCACAACTATCTACACCACCTGGGCTTAACGCATCCGATCTTTTCACGCATTCGTTTCCGCAATCACAACGACATAACCACTTACTATGTCCCAAGTATTTAATTGCGATAAGATGCCCGAATCTTTTCCCAGCTATATTGCGCTTAGCGCCTTTTCTCTTGTCGGCGCACCCGCAACTTACTGTTTTCCCACTAGTGAGCCTGTATGCTTTAACATCGACCGTCGCTCCACATAAGCAAAGACAGCGCCATGTCGAATGCCCAATGTATTTTGTAGCGGTTAGTTTTCCGAAACATTGCCCCGTAAGGTCTTGATATTCGTAATTCGGGTTTCCACAGCCGCAGTCTTTAGAGACGCCCTTCTTCAAGTAATACGTCTTTTTTACACACTCGACTCCGCAGTCACAGACACAGCGCCACTTGCTGTTGCCGACGTATTCAACCGCCGTTAGCTTTCCAAACCTTTGCCCAGTTAGGTTTTCGTGCTTTGCCATAAGGACCACTACTCCTTAATGCAGAACGCCCGCCAAAGGTGGTAGTGGCACCGATGGCGGACGCATAGCGAATGATAGCATATTCAGCTCGTCGTGGGCCACTACCCCACGAGATTCATTATACCACGAAAATGCTGTGCGACCTGCAAAAACAACCATTATCGTATCGGCTCCACGCATATCACGGCGGCTTCCTCGTCCTCGCTCACGGCGGGATGCCGCTCGAAGGAGGTGATGACGTGGAACGGGTAGAGCGCATGCGACTCGTCGGCGGTGTGGTGGCAGCAGTCGGTGCGCGAGTAGTCGATGCAGCACGGCTTGCCGCACGACTTCTTCCCGTCGCAGACGTAGAGGTAGACCTCTGGCAGGTCGAACAGGTCGAGTGCCTGCTGTTGGCTGATGGTCGTCTTCACGGTCGCCCCTATGCGTTGAACTCTGCCAGCGGGTCGCTCTCTTCCTTTGGTTTTTCAGCGCGAATCTTCTTGAGTTGGTCGAGCGCGAGATTGGCAGTTTGCAAGTAATTCTTAAAGCTGGATTGCAAAGGGTTTTGTCGTTTCCCATGTAATCCGTCCACCATCAACCCTTGTTCATCGAGTATCTGGCGGCATTCCTCGGCCTTGGCGTAAGACCAGCACATGTTGCAGACCAGCTCCGATACCAGCGGGTCGGCGCAGTCGTACTTGCCGCTGTCCACCACCGCCTTGTAGCGGTCGGTGGCCTTGATCGCGTCGATACTGTAGGTGTCCTTAGCCATTAAACAGGCTCCTTTTCTCTTCGTCGCTCATGTTGCGGTAGCCTTCGTTCGCCTCGGCTATCATCTTGGCGAAGTCCTTCGACGGCTTTTTGGTCTGCAGCCTCGGCCTTGGCTCGTCGGTCAACTCCCACTTGAAGCCATCGCCCCTGTCCACGCACACGAGGTCGTAATCCTCGTTGCTGTCGAGGAACAGGTTCAGCATCATCACGCACGCCTCAGCGCTCTCCAACGTGACGGTCGGCCTGACCTCGACGGTGATGCTGCCGACATTAGCCATCGTCCACCTTCCTCATAGAACCTTCGACCTTCGCCATGTTCTCCTCGAACGCCGCGAAGTAGCTGTTGAACTTGACGGCATCCTGCTCGGAAATCATGGCGTTTGCGTCCACCGCTTGCGCGAGTGCTACCAGCGCGTTGCCGAGGTGGTCCACTGCCTTCACCAGATCGTCCATCAGCCGACCTCCTTCATGTTCAGCACGCGCTTCACGACCGACTTCTGCTCGGCATTGAGCGGGGCGCGTTCCATCGTCTCGACGAACACCCTCGCCCAGTCCACCCAGCGCACGAAATCCGTGTCGGCGTAGCTTCGCAGCGTCAGGTCGGTGGCGGGGTTCACGGGGTATTCGACCTGAGTGGGAACGTTAGCCATCTAGTCCTCGCTCTCTCCCATGTGCGGCATGCCGTTCTCGTCGAACCACACTCCCCGCCTGCTCTTGGGCGGCGGCTTCGAGTAGGTGCCCATCTTGCCGTGGCGCGCCTCGTGGCACGCGTGGCAGAGGCCGTCCAGCTTGCCCACGTCGAACGCCACGGCCGGGTCGTCGTGGTTCTCGGGCGTCAGCGGCGTGGTGTGGTGGACCTCCATGATGCTCGGGCGCTCGGCCCTCGTCCCGTGGAGCAGCAGCGGCCTACCGCAATCCTTGCACATGCCGTGCTGACGCTCCCAGACGAGCTGGCGGATGGGTTCCCACCCGTCGTGGCCGTAGACGGCGCGCTGCCAGGGCTCCAGGTTGTGGTAGCTCATGCGGCACCCGGTATGTCCACGTTGCTCACGAACATCTATTCGTATTGTACCATCGATGGGACAGAAAAACCGCTTTTTCGGGATTTCGCCGCACTTACAGATGAG